TACAAAGATCCTAATTTCAACTTCGTATTCAACATTGCGAACTTGAAGATGGTTGATGATGATTATCGCGTCGATATCTCATCTAAATTGATTTCTCATTTTGTCAATGAGATTAGCGGTATCCAATACTGGGTAGCACTTGAAAAAACTAGCACTTACGGAGAATAATGCTATGGCTAAGAATGAAACGAACGAAAGCGTCGAGCAACTGATGGAACTCGCTAATCGCGTGACCCGCAGTACTGTCGCTGTAATTGATACCGTGACCGGACGTGGTGGTTTTCGCGGTGAAGAACTCTCGACGATTGGTCAGTTGCGAGATCAATCTATTCAACTGATCCAGCTTGTTGAACAAATGCAAGGTGAATCTGGCGAATAAATCTGATATAATGCTCCTATGAAAAAGCTGTGGACTATCTGGAAGTATGCAATCGGTAGTTTCAGTGATGACAAGACTGCTGACTATGATAATCATGTCGCGGTCATCCGAACGCTTGTTGTTGTAATTAATGTGGTATGTGCCTGTATGATTATGGCAAACATCGTTCACAATTGGTAACTTTATTATGGTGCGGAGTAATTTATGTCTAAAGATTTTCTCTGGGTTGAGAAGTATCGTCCTCGCAAGGTAGAAGATTCTATTCTACCAAAAAAACTGAAAGATGTTTTTACAAAGATCGTGCAGTCTGGTGAATTGCCCAACATGCTTTTCACCGGCACTGCTGGTCTTGGTAAGACTACCGTAGCACGAGCAATCTGTGACGAACTTGGCTATGACTACATTGTCATCAATGGTTCTGAAGAGGGCAACATCGATACGCTACGTGGCAAAATCAAGCGTTTTGCATCCTCCGTCTCTCTAGGTGGCGATGTTAAGGTCGTCATTCTAGATGAGGCTGATTATCTAAATCCTCAATCGACACAGCCCGCTCTTCGTGGATTCATCGAAGAGTTTTCTGATAACTGTCGATTCATTCTGACTTGCAACTTCAAGAATCGAATCATCGAGCCGCTACACTCTCGGTGTGGCGTGTATGAATTTAATACGACTAAGAAAGAAATGCAGACTCTTTGTGCTGATTTCTTTGTGCGATTGATTCACATCCTTGAGTCTGAGCAAGTCGCATTTAACAAAGACCTACTTGCGCAACTGATTATGAAGTACGCCCCTGACTGGCGGCGTGTGATCAACGAGTGCCAGCGATACTCGATTGGTGGTCAACTAGAATCTACAGTTCTCAACAATGACGCAAGTGGCAACTACGATTCTCTTTTCAAGTCTCTCAAAGACAAAGACTTTAAAAAGATGCGTAGTTGGGTCGCTCAGAACGTAGACGTTGATGTGTCTGCAATCTTTCGTCAAATCTATGACAACATGTACGAGAAAGTGGACGCATCTTCGATTCCACAACTGGTGTTGATTCTTGCTGACTACCAGTACAAGAATGCCTTCGTTGCTGACCACGAGTTGAACATCGTTGCATGTATGACTGAGATCATGGCAAACGTGGAGTTTAAGTGATGAATCCGTTTGACTATGTGACTGCTATTAATCATGGCAAGCAAGACATCATGGACGATGATTTGAAAGAGAAAGCCTATAACTCTTTTCTGACGAATCGATCACTGAGTTATTTTCCTGATACCGTTGCCGCGGCTAACGTTATGAATCAGTTTCACCACTTGGATAACAAGTTACAATTTCATTTTTTACTAAATATAGTAAGAAAGCGAAAGCGATTCTCTAAGTGGGAGAAACAAGAGACTTTCGATGACGTGGAAGCGGTAAAGGAGTATTATGGATACAGCAACGAAAAAGCACGTTCGGCTTTATCCCTCCTTTCACCTGATCAAATTAATGAAATAAGAACAAGGATCTACAAAGGTGGAAGAAAATAGAATTTGGAAACCAGCAGATATGCTGGAAGTGACGTTGAACGAACCTGACGATTTTCTCAAGGTTCGCGAGACTCTGACAAGAATGGGTGTAGCATCTCGACGTGAAAACAAACTGTTTCAGTCATGCCATATCTTGCACAAGCAAGGTCGATACTTTATCGTGCACTTCAAAGAGTTGTTTCTGCTTGACGGCAAGAAGTCTAATCTAGAAGAGGCTGATGTTCTGAGACGAAACACCATCGCTACGTTACTAGCGGATTGGGGACTCGTGCAGATTGTCGATAAGGCTCAGGTAGCAGAGTGTGCGCCACTGCGACAAGTGAAGATCATTTCTCACAAGGATAAAGACCAGTGGGAGTTGTGTCCAAAGTATAACATCGGCAATAAGGCTTGACGCCCGAAGAGCATTATTATAGAATGAAAAAAATTTTCGGCGACAGACTACCCAATCCACACAACGAACCAAAGAAGTTTGAGTTTTACGTGAAGATGTATCGATACTACCATTTTAGTAGAGATGGTAAGAATCACTGGGTTGCCTAATGAAGCGTATCATTATACTAACCCTTTTGCTGGGGGCAAATGCTTATGCGGCAAAACCCAGTATCTTTCAACAGCACATGGATTTGTGTCTTGAAACTATTGAGAGCGAGTGGTATACAAAACGAATACAATTGTCAGAGGTAGAAAAGACTTCTAAGACTAGCCGGCTTGTGGCTTTAAGATGTGAACCACCTGCTTGTGCAAAACCGTTTTCTTGGTTTGGATACGATGTGAAAGACAATGCTTTCTCCACCAAGATTACTAACATGTGGTGTAGCATCAAAGATGGAGAAGAGCCTGTCTTATCAGATTACAGAGATGTGGGCTGGGAATCACCTAGCTCCGAGCAATAGACTCGACCTGACAAGTCTTCTTGCGTGAAAACTTGATTGGTGTTCCTTCTCTGACTTGACGCGAACGAATTCGAAACTCAGTAATTTCTTCAACGTCATACTTGCAGTCTGTTTTGATAGTGTACTTATTACCTTGCTTGTCTTTGATCTGAATTGTGTCTTGAGACGTATCAAACTTAACAATCGGAGTAAGATTGGCAGTGACAACACTCTCATTAGCGAATGAGATTAGCGGTAACATAAGTAGTACGAGGATGATGTTTTTCATATTTGCCTCCAGTCGCCTCACGGCGTAGGTATTGTTACATTTTTATTACACTGTATATACCTTATATATAGGTTTTTGGACTTAGACCATGAAAAAAGATGACAATCTTCTTGTGAAAATCAACAAGGAAGATAAGAAAGAATTTATCGCGCTGTGTAAAGAATTGGATACAAGCGCATCTCGTGAAGTTAGACACTTCATAAAAAATTTTATACAAGAGAACCAAAAGCAAACTTCTCGCGTATAAATAACCGCGTGATGCCTTTATAGGGTCACATATACAACACAACCTTGCTTAATTAATTAGGAGGTACCGTTTATGGTAACTAAAGCATTTACCTTTCCGCGTTCGCATTTTATTGGCTTTGATCACGTTTGGTCTGAGATTGAGCGTCTTTCAGAAATGTCTGACAACAAACTCTATCCGCCTCACAACGTAGTCAAGCATGACGAATCGACGTTTTCAATTGAACTTGCACTGGCTGGTTATAGCAGAGACAACCTAGAAATTGAAGTGAAAGAAGGCAACGCTCTTCTTGTGATTTCTGGCGACAACCGAGTTAGCGAAGACGAAGATAGAGAGTACCTGCATCGTGGAATCTCCGGTAAGAAGTTTACTCGCACCTTTAGACTGTCAGAACATGTTGTTGTTGATGGAGCAGACTTCGTGGACGGATTACTCGTCATTAACTTGAGGGTAGAGGTTCCAGAAGAGAAGCGTCCAAGAAAAATCTCAATCTCTTCTTAAAGGACGTAATACAATGAAAAAGGTACTACTGTTGGCAGGTCTCCTGGCTGCCGCACAAAACACTATTGCTGATGAGTCTTACACTGCAAAGGCAAACGACGAAGGCAAATTCTGCGCACGTATCAAGCAACAGGCTGTTGGAGTTGGCGTTACTTGGCGTACCAAGTGCCGTACACTCGAGGAGTGGCGTGAGCGTGGGTATGAAGTTTCTGACCCTGTCACTCTTGAGCCACTTGACAAGCAGATGCTTGCTCAGGTTGGTTCCAAAGAAGGAGAGGCATGAAAAGAATTTTAGCCCTCGTACTTGCATTGGGTTTATCTGCTAGTGTTAGCGCCAATGATATCGAAGAAGTAAAAGTGTATGCAACAAAGATCGACAACTCAGGCTATACTATGAGAGCCGGTCTGACAAATGTTGCGTTGTTGCACGAATACGACGAAAGACTTGACACTTGGCACTACATTGGCTATACTGATGAATACGGTCAAACTGTAAAAGTTGATGTTGATAAATCTATCAACGAAGCTATTGCAGACGCCGTGAAAACATTCTTCAGTGTCGATTAACTCGATGTATAAATAATAACGGTTTGCGGAGTTCCGTTTAAATAAAACTCCGCCTTATATAAGGAGCTAATTATGATTAGGGCAATTGGAGACTGGGTGAAAGATTTCTTTATGGGTCTTACCCACGCGCAAGCAGGATGGACTACCATCGGAGTTCTCGGCGTTATCGTACTTCTAGCTATTGTATAGGATTTTAATATGATTGAAGGGTACATGCAGGTTGATCTGAACGATCCGCTTGCAGTTAAATATCATGAAGTCGCATTAAAATCTTTTGAGTGCGTATCAGACATTTTCAAAATAAATGTAGTGCAGTGTGTCACACCTGATACGCTTCTCGATCTTCCTTTCTCGGAAGACAAAAGAAGATCCCCTCAAGAAAAAGCTTCCTTGTGTTCTCAATACAGAATGCACAAGCGCATGTCTCAAACGTCTGACGAAAAACCGATGGATCGTTTCTTCATCATGGAGCATGATGCATATCTAAGACCCGATCAACAAGAACTGTTTCGCATGATCATGTCTAAGTGGGAGCAGATGATTACTCTCAACATTGGCATTGCTATGGAATGCTATACGTGTAAGCGCCAGATTTCAAAGCTATTCTGTGAGGCTGTAGAAAACGACAAGAATACCAAAATGACTGGTCCTATGGGTATTCTACATACTGTCACAGATTTTTGGGTAAAAAAGAACAATCTTCAAGTTCGTGCTGTGTATTGGCCGAAGTTAGGCAAAGACAACAAAACTGGCATTTCGAACAATGTAACCAAAGCACATAGAAAGCCTCAAGTTGTTATAGAAGCACCAGTTACTCAATTGATCGATACAAGTCTAGGAACAACAGTGATCGACAGACCAGAGTCTCAAGTAAAAAACTTTTACAATCAGGACACGCATCCTAATTTTCATTTCGTTGATTTGTCGGCAGAGGTTGACAACCCCGACATAACTTTAGTATAATACATACATGAAATTTTATACGAATGTTGTCCGCGCGGGCAACAAAATACTTTATCGTGGTTACGAAAGTGGTTCTCGCGTCGAGCGCAGAATCCCTTACACTCCTACGTTGTTTGTCGAAAGCAATCGCGCCTCTGGTAAGTTCAAAACGTTGTACGGTAAAGCCGTCGAGCCTATGCAGTTCGGCAGTATGTCAGAAGCCTCTGACTTTATGAAGCAGTACGAGAACGTGCCCAACTTCTCCGTACACGGACAGACGAACTACGTCACTCAATTCATCGGCGACACTTTCCCTAACGACATCAAGTTTGATCGTGATCTGATCAACGTACTGACCATCGACATCGAGGTCGCGTCTGATCAAGGCTTTCCTCACCCCAGAGAAGCCGCGCATCCGATCATCTCTATTGCCGCCAAGTCAAATCAATCCAACACCTATTACGTGTGGGGCATGGACGATTACGACGAATCGCTAAACGATTGCGATGTCACCTACTTTCGTTGTGAGAATGAATACAATCTACTCACTGCGTTTCTTGGCTGGTGGCAGGGCAACTGCCCAGACGTGCTGACTGGCTGGAACTCCAAACTCTTTGATATTCCATATCTGGTGCGCCGCACTCAACAAGTTCTCCATGCTGAGGCTGTAAAGAAGTTCTCGCCATGGGGTCTCGTACGCGAGCGTGAGATTCGCATGATGAACACAGTCGAGATTGCATACGAGATCGAGGGTGTGTCTCAGATGGACTACCTTGATCTGTTTAAGAAGTTCGGTAAGCAAACGTGGGGCGAGCAAGAATCATACAAGCTTGATCATGTGGCTCACGTGGTGCTTGGCGAGCGTAAACTGTCGTACGAAGAATACGGTTCGCTTCACTCGCTGTACAAGTACGACTACCAAAAGTTTATCGACTACAACATCAAAGACGTTGAGTTGGTTGATCGGTTCGAAGAAAAGATGGGCTTGATCTCGCTGGCTATGACGATGGCATATCAAGCCAAGACTAACTATCAAGATACGTTTGGCACCACTGCAATCTGGGATTCGATTATCTACAATCAGTTGCTACACAAGAACGTGGTAATTCCTGGTAAGCCACCCATCGACCATGACGCTGGTAAGATCGTCGGCGGCTATGTAAAAGATCCATTTGTCGGTGCACATGACTGGGTTGTGTCGTTCGATCTTAACTCTCTGTATCCGAACATCATTGTGCAGTATAACATGTCGCCCGAGACTATGTGCTACGATGAGAAAGTTGACACTACGAAGTGCGCGAATGGAGCCATGTTCCGAAAAGATTTTGAGGGCATCATTCCTAATGTGATTCGTAAGTTCTACGACGACCGTGTGTCGATCAAGGGCAACATGCTCAAAGCCAAACAGAAGTACGAAGAAGCACCCACCAAGAAGCTTGAAAACGAAATTGCTACGATGGACAATCAGCAGATGGCGATCAAGATTCTAATGAACTCTCTCTATGGTGCACTCGCCAACAAATACTTCCGCTACTTCGATCAGAAGATTGCTGAGGGTGTGACCACAAATGGTCAGCGAGCGATCAAGTGTGCCGAGAAAGCAGTGAACGATGAAATGCAAGAGATTCTTGGCACCAAAGATGACTACGTGATTGCAATCGACACCGACTCTGTGTATATCAACTTCGCGCCGCTGGTCGAGTTACATAAGCCTGTCAATCCCGTCAACTTCTGTAGTAAAGTCGCAGAACATTTCGAAACTAAAATTGCAGAAGCCTATGCGAAACTAGCTGAAGAAACGAGCGCGTACGAAAATCGTATGGTGATGAAGCGTGAGGCGATTGCTGATCGCGGTATCTGGATGGCTAAGAAGCGATACATTCTAAACGTCCACGACAACGAGGGTGTGCGATACGCTCAACCGAAACTTAAGATGATGGGCATCGAAGCGATCAAGTCCAGTACGCCACAGATTGTCCGTGACAAAATGAAAGAGACGTTCAAAGTAATCATCGAAGGCACTGAGTCTGACACGCAACGATTTATTGCCAACTTCAAGGCTGAGTTTAAGAACCTAGAGCCCGAAGCGATTGCGTTTCCACGCGGAGTCTCTGAAGTGACCAAGTGGAAAGATCGACAGACTATCTACGGCAAAGGCACACCGATCCATGTTCGTGGCTCTCTGCTATATAATCATTATGTGAATCAAGCCGGCTTGAAAGACAAGTACGAGATGATTCAAGATGGCGAAAAAATTAAGTTTCTGTACCTCCGCCAGCCGAACAAAATTAAAGAGAACGTGATATCTTTTCCAATGCAGTTGCCAAAAGAACTTGGCTTGCACGTATCAGTAGATTATGATATGATGTTCGTTAAAACATTCCTTGATCCGCTTGAGCCAATTCTCGCCGCCGTGGGCTGGTCAGCAGAGCCAAGGGCAACGCTTGAGGACTTTTTTGGATGAACACAGACCACTTAGATTTTCCTGATATTGGGTGGGGCTACATGCCACCGACTGAAGAAGTTTTTAGAGCGTTTGAGTGGGCACAAAAACTCTACAAGCCAAAGCGAGTTTTAGAGATCGGTTTTCATCTTGGTCATTCGACCACATATCAACTTGAGATATACAAAGACCTTGAAAAGATGATTTCTTGCTCGCCTTACGAAGATCGAAACGGCAAAGCAGACGATAGAATCAATCCTGCGGCACGATGGCTTGCCGCTATAAAACTATCGAAGATGTATCGAAATAAGTGGCGATGGATTCCTGGCAAAGCACATCAAATGATAGACGAAATTTCTATCTACGATTATGACTTCGCACTGATAGATGGCGGACACACTTATAATGCCGCATCACATGATATGACTATGTGTATCGATCTTGGCATCAAGGCTATGCTGATCGATAACTTTGAGTTGGTTCCTGTTCGCGATGCATTCGCAGACCATCACGAACTAAAGTTGATAAAAAAGTTCTACTACGAGCAAACGTTCAAAGGTAGACGTAAGACAAATCAATTAGCACTGGTAAAGGTTGACAGCCCACAACTTAATTTGTTATAATTTCTGAATGAAACTAGAACTGACGCTGTTCAAAAATCGTTATGACAACAAGACTCATAAACGAATGACCATGAATAATTGGTTAGAGTTTACTGAGTTGCTGTCTGGTTTGTCTAGTATACCCGAGTCGAAGAAAACTGCTTCGCTAATTAGTCCTGCAATTTATACTGAAGGTACAACAAGATCAAATGACAACGTTGAGTATTGGGGTCGATGGGCGGCTGTCGATGTTGATGATGTCACTTTTGAGGAGCCACTAACAAATGAGCTTCATAGTAGGTATGGGCATTGGAACTTTGTGTGTTATTCTACTGCAAGTAGCACAGTCGATACACCTAAATTCCGACTTGTATTTGAACTTACACGAAACGTCGAGCGAGACGAAATTCGACACTTCTGGCATGCCCTCAACACAGAACTTGGTGAAATCGGCGATGCTCAGACAAAGGATCTTAGTCGTATGTACTACGTTCCTGCTCAGTATTTCGACGCTCATAATTTTATGTTTTCTAATCACGGCGATCCTATTGATCCAGACTATCTAAAGGCTAAACATCCCTACAAAGAGAAAGAGGGTAAAAACTTTTTAGATCGTCTGCCGCCCGAGTTACAGAAAGCAGTGCTTGAGCATCGTAAGCAAGCACTAGATAACACCAACGTTTCTTGGTCCAGCTATCGTGATTGCCCGTTTTGGCCAAAGAAACTTTCTATGCAGTACCAAACAATAACGAATACCGGATGGTATCACACGATGTATCGTATTATGGTTGCTACCGCGGGTAATGCCATTAAGAACGGCTATCCCATCACTGCGAAACAAATCGCAGAGTTGTGTAGACAATTTGACAATGAAAATGGAATGTGGTATACTAATCGACCACTAGAGAAAGAAGCTGATAGGGCAGTCGAATATGCCTATCGCAATAACTAGGAGCAAATGATGAGTGATAATGTAACTGATATCGCGCCAAAACTGAGCGAACCTCAAATGGCAGCCGATGGAACTACCGTACGAGTAGACGAAGAGGGTTGTGAAGTTATTCAAGCACCGCCCACTGGTCAAGAAGAGTCTATGTTGCAGACGCTTCGTGTAGGCGTCATTGGTAAGAACACCCTTGCAGATGCAACAGCGGTTGCGTTTAATACGAAAGCGGCCGAATTTGTTCGATGTGAATCGTTCGCAGATGTTGATGCGTTGATTGAATCAAAGCCAACCATCGTGTTTGTCTGTGAAGAGATTCCTTTGTTGAAGAACGACACGTTCGATGACGCAGACTTTTTGAATGCAGTTAATAAACTGTTCAAGCAGACCGAGTGCGCAATCTGTATTCGATCAACGCTGAACATTGAAACGACCAATCGCTTGATTGCGACTCTTGGTTATGATGTGTTTCAAGCGAAGCTTTGTTACTTCCCTGAGTTGTCTGATTGCACTAGCATGGCTGACATTCTTATCAGTGACTACCATATGATTGGTGGTGAAGAAAAGCCACGACAATCGCTATTGCAACTTCTGCAACACGCGAGCCACTTTTCTGCGTCGGCTGTTACCACTGGTAGCATTTGGGAAGTAATTTATGCTAAACTAGGTCTTGCTGGCTTTAAAGCAGTCAAGCAAACTTTTTTCAATCAGTTGTATGATACGATTCTTGATGTCAAGAATGCAAATCCAACAATTGTTCGTCGCATGATGGAGCAAGCGCCTGACATTGCAGACAAGAGTGTCATGGTTCCTACATTTGTTCGTGCGAAGACTGACGATTCTGTCAGTTACAAAGAAGCGCGTGGATATGCTGGCGAGTTTTTGAATCACGATGTACGCGCACTTGCGGGTCTGTCTGATAAACTACCACTGATTGATGAGTGCATTAACTTTAAAAATCTGAAGGACTAATATATGTCAGTAATGAACAAGCTGAAGAAAAACTCTAAAGTGGCACACACCTCTGTGCTGTCCGAGTCAGAGTTTTTTCAAGAGCGTGAGATTACAACCCTTGACGTTCCTATGTTGAATGTCGCACTGTCTGGTAGTCTGAAGGGTGGACTGGCGTCAGGACTTACTGTTCTCGCTGGTCCATCTAAGCACTTCAAGACTTCGTTCGCACTGAAAATGGCGGCTGAGTTTCTGAAGTCTGACCCAGACGCAGTAATGCTGTTCTATGATTCTGAGTTTGGTTCGCCACAGTCTTACTTCGAAACGTTTGGTATTGATGTGAATCGTGTGCTCCACACGCCTATCACTAATGTCGAAGAACTGAAGTTTGATTTGATCAACCAGCTTGAGAATCTGGACAAAGCCGATAAAGTTATCGTAGTGATTGACTCTATTGGTAATCTAGCGTCTAAGAAAGAACTTGAAGACGCTATCAACGAAAAGTCTGTGGCTGATATGTCACGTGCAAAAGCACTCAAGGGCTTGTTCAGAATGACAACACCTTATCTGACGATGAAGAACATTCCTCTTCTTGCGATCAATCATACGTACAAAGAGATTGGCTTGTTCCCGAAAGATATTGTTGGCGGTGGTACTGGTATCTACTACTCTGCTGATAACATCTGGATTCTCGGTCGTCGGCAGAACAAAACTGGCACTGAGGTAACTGGTTATGACTTCATCATCAACGTCGAAAAGTCTCGATTTGTTAAAGAGAAGTCGAAGATTCCTATCCGAGTTTCTTGGGAAGGTGGGATTGAGTCTTATAGTGGGCTTTTGGATGTTGCTCTTGCTGGTGGTTTTGTTATTAAGCCTAGTAACGGCTGGTATCAACTGGTTGATAAATCTAATGGACAACTGGTTGGTGGAAAGGTCAGAGAGAAAGACACGCTCGCGTATTCTTTCTGGGAAGGACTACTAGAAGATGAAGACTTCCAGTCGTTCATTGAAAAGCAGTACAAGATTGGTGCTGGCGCATCGATTGATCTTGACTTAGAAATGGAAGTTGAATGATGGGTATCGGCACTGCGAAAGAGGGAGTTGACTACGAGTTGATTCCCGCCACTGACAACGAGAATGATCAGTCATGGGACATTCGCATTCTTAAGGGCGAGTTTACTGAATCTGTTTTACGGTTCGGTAACATCGCCTTTGATGGAGAAAATGATTGCTTAAACTTTAATTTTATGTTAGTATCAACACCTGATACTGAATTGACAGAAGACAACGTTGCCCTTCAAGACAGAGCCGCAGAAGTTCTTGCGTCTGTTCTTGAAGAAGCGGCACACACTGGTAGTTTACAATTAGGCAATCCTGAAGATGACAGTGAAGATTGATTTAGAACAAACAATCATTCGAAACATTTTGACAAATGAGCCTTACATGCGTAAGGTCATTCCTTTCATTAAGAAAGAATACTTCGAAGGTGTGTACCAACATCTGTTCACTGAGGTGACGAAGTTTGTTGGCAAGTATAACAAGTTGCCGACGCTAGAATCTTTTAAGATTGAATTGGATCAGTCCGACAAGTTGACTGATCAGATGTACACTCATGCCATGGACATTCTTCCCAACATCTTTGAGGTGAAAGAAGAGAATGATACGTGGCTGTTAGATACAACAGAAAAGTGGTGTCAAGATCGTGCGGTCTATCGTGCTATTATGGAGTCGATTACAATCATCGACGGCAAGCACGAGAAACTTTCTAAGAACGCACTGCCTGACATCCTACAGAATGCACTAGCCGTATCGTTTGACACGAACGTAGGTCATGATTACCTTGAAAACGTAGATGAACGATACGCCTTTTATCATGAGCAAGAAGAGCGCATCCCCTTTGATCTTGACTACTTCAATCGGATCACAAAGGGTGGACTGCCAAATAAGACGCTAAACATCGCCTTGGCAGGCACAGGTGTTGGTAAGTCATTGTTCATGTGTCACGTTGCGGCTAGTGCCCTTTCGCAGGGTCGTAATGTCTTGTACATTACGATGGAGATGGCAGAGGAGCGCATTGCTGAACGCATTGACGCAAATCTGCTGAATGTGCCAATCGATCAGTTAGAGAACATGTCACAGAATATGTTCACTGACCGTGTGCGTCAAATTGCGGATAGCACAAACGGTAAGCTGATCATCAAGGAGTACCCGACTGGACAGGCTCATAGCAGTCACTTCCGGGCGTTGCTGATGGAACTCAAACTGAAGAAGAAGTTTGTTCCTGAGATTATATTCATTGACTATTTGAATATATGTGCATCGTCTAGAATGAAAGCCATGGGCGGTGCAATCAACTCTTACACCTATGTCAAAGCCATCGCTGAAGAAATACGCGGGCTTGCTGTAGAGTTTGATGTGCCCATTGTGTCAGCAACACAAACGACTCGGTCGGGGTATGGCAATTCTGATCCTGGACTAGAAGACACATCTGAGTCTTTCGGTCTTCCTGCAACGGCTGACCTAATGTTCGCTCTTGTGTCCAATGATGAGCTAAATAGTCTTGGACAGATAATGGTGAAGCAGTTAAAGAATCGTTACAACGATCCTAACGTCGATAAGAGATTTGTGATTGGCGTGGATCGAAGTAAGATGAAACTATATGATGTAGATGAGACACAACAAGACCTTGTTGATGATGATATACCCGTTTTTGACAAATCGGCTTCGGGCGAAAAACTCAAAAACATAAAAATCTTCTAGGAGGTGCGTTATGGATCCCTACACTCATACTCTTATTGCAGTAGGGCTGATGTTTGGCTCGTATTGGGCTGGTAGACATTATGGTTACAAAGATGGCTTGATCGATGTATGGTCTGCTTTGCTTACAGTCTTTGATGCTAAGTCTATCGTTATTAATGAAGATGAAGAAATGATTGTCACCGATAAAAGCGGTGCCGAACGAAAGGTGAATTGATGGCTATTGAATATAAGTTTCGTGAAGACGAATTGATCCAAGAATTCAAAGACTACATTGACGCTACGTACAGCGGTCACTATGGTCACGGTGGATTTCAATCGAGTGAAGTGATTGTTGATCGAGGGCATGGTCTCGGCTTCTTTCTTGGTAATGTTGATAAATACAACGGTCGATATGGCAAGAAAGGTTCTGCTGACGACCACCGCAAAGACCTGATGAAGATTCTGCACTATGCACTGCTTGCATTGTACGAACACGACCGACTGAATCCTACGGTGACTATCAACGTTCCAGATATCGATTGGAGACATGCGCCTTCAAAGGAAGAACTTGGTCTAGGTCCACTCACAGTAGATACAATTTCGTATCCATCAATCAACGTTGAAAGTGACGTGAAAGTGGACCTCACTGATTATCCTGAGTATGATGTCAAATTTAACGTAGACGGACTCAAGGTATGACAGAAGACATTTTCGATTTTGGCTTTACAGCCGTAACTGAAGAAGAGTTGGAGGTTGTTCAGAAATCTTCGACTGAAAAAGATGCGGTTGAAAGTCGGCTCGATAAGTTGTATAATGCTATTCAACCATTGTTGGATAATCTGAGAAAGAATCCAGAGAAGGACTATATCTATTGGCCCAATCGTCTGGATAAAGTTGATCAGTTTAGGGACTATATCGACGACATCTATACTGGAAAGTGAATGACATTTAACATGAAGGCCGCTAAGACGGCTGTAAGTGATACAATCGTAGCAACACCAATTAATTTAGTTCTCAACTACATTCTTCTCAAAATGTTCTTACCGCTTAGTTTGACTGCGGAGTTGATGACTTTACTTTTTACTTCCATATTTTTCGTCGTCGCTTGCGTTCGAAAATATTTTGTGATATCATTCTTTAATAGGAGAAACAAATGACTAGCCCTGTGAAAGTGCCTGACGTTGTGTTCAAAACTCGGGTCCGTGATAATTCAATCCCCGGTGCAAATCCGTATCGATGGGAAGACGTAACTACCGAAGACTTGTTTATGGGCAAGTCTGTGATTGTCTTTTCTCTTCCCGGTGCTTTTACACCGACTTGCTCTACGTACCAACTGCCCAACTTTGAGAAGTTGTACGGTCAGTTTAAAAGTTATGGCGTCGATGACATCTACTGTGTTTCGGTCAACGATGCGTTTGTAATGAATGCGTGGGCTAGAGATCAGAAATTAGTCAACGTCAAAGTGATTCCTGACGGCTCTGGTGATTTCACTGAGCAAATGGGAATGCTTGTCGCTAAAGACAATCTTGGTTTTGGTATGCGTTCGTGGCGTTATGCGATGCACGTTGTCGATGGCGTAATCATGAAAATCTTCGAAGAGCCAGGTCGCGAGGACAACTGCGAGACTGACCCTTACGAAGTAACTTCACCTGAAAACATTCTGTCTTACTTCGGAGGATAACCAATGCAGAATCCACAACAATTTATCGACGCAGTAAAGAAAGGCGTTGCTACTGTTGTTTTCAAAAAGATTAATACGGACGAGATCCGTGTTATGCCTTGCACCCTTAACGCTGAGATTGCTGGCACCAGCATCACAGTTCAAGACATGGACGCAAACAGCGAACACTTTGCTGTCTGGTGTCTCGACAAAGATGCGTGGCGCTCTTTCCGCACAAACACCGTCGTTGAGTGGTACGAAGGTTATCCGTCAGCGATTGCTCATCGCGTATAAAGAAGAGGTCGTTGCATGAAACCCGTAAGAGAATTTAGAGAACAGATTATTGAAGCCGCGAAAGCGCATTTTGAAGCAAGCATTCACAGACATCGAATGAATGCAGAACTCATTCTGGAACATTCTGTGGCTGTCGCAGAACACCCAGATATGATGGAAACTCTTGAAACTGAACTGAGCAAGATGGCTGAATATCATGATCGATTGGAAATGCTTGAAACTTACTTTTAGTGTCTTGGCGCTACTCACGGTTAGTGGGTGCGCCAATCTCCCTTGCTGGAATGTCTCTGTCAATGGCGGCGTTCCTGGCGTAGCAAGCGGTAATGCGCGTGGTCAAATCTGCCCTCCACCAGCCGCTGAAGAAGACGAAGAAACTGGTCAACGCAGTTTTCGTCCACCCTCCTAAGTCGTTGATTTATAAGCTTATAACAAAAAAGTCTAAAAAAAGTTTAAAAAAGTGTTGACGACCTCTTGGATTCCTGCGATAATTACTATGTAATTTGAGATGAGAGGTTGTTTGTTATGGCGTATGTTAGTCAAGAAATGAAGAAGAAGTTAGCTCCCGGCATCAAGGCTGTACTCAAGAAGTACGGCATGAAGGGAACTCTTGCGGTTCAGCATCACAGCGGCTTAGTCTGCAACATCAAGAGCGGTAAGCTTGATGTTCTTGGTGCCCTTGAAGGTGGTAACGAGTTTGATCGAGACTACATTCAGGTCAACCCTTACTGGATCGAAGAGAACTACAACTGTCCTAAAGTTGTTGCGTTTTTGAGCGAACTCAAAGCCGCTCTTGAGGGTCCTGACTTTTTCTGCAACGATGACATTATGACTGACTACTTTCACAGAAGTCACTATGTCTACATCAACGTTGGTCAGTTTGGCAAACCTTACGTTCTGGAGGCTTAATTATGTTGAAGTATGAAAACACTGCTGAGATCGGTGACGTTATCAAAGCATTTGACTTTGAACCTATCGAGGGTCGTCACGAGCACTTTATTGTTGGTCGTGTCATCAAGAAGGGTACTGTGATTCACCCTCTCCATAAGTTTCCGATGTTCGAAGGATTTCACATCGAGATCACTGGCGCTGACACGGACGATGATTCGCGAATCGGTGACATCGGCTACGTTCCCTTCGAAACTACTTTCGACTACGATGGTCGTGTTCAGGTGATTTCGTAATGGAAGACTGCTACATTTTTTTGATTACTTACGAAGGTCAGACCGAGTCTGTTTACACTTGGTCTGAGACTTCGTATTTTATGGCAGAGTACACGCTGAAGGAGCTTCAAGCCGAGTACCCTGATCGTGTTTGGTCTATCGTTGAAAAGGACGTGTCATGAGTTACGAGGAATTTAAGTCGCTATATAAAAAGCTAGTGACAGAACTGTTGACTGACACCAGTCCAAAAGTTCCGAAAATGATTTATTCAAAGCAGTCGTTAGAAATCTGCGAACGTTTATCCGATCTGTGCGAGGAGTATCCAGAATATGAAGAAAGGGTGGATAGCGAAACTTGGGGAGAGATTAACGGACGCGCTGTCGGATATTGACTATCGACGTGCGTTTAAGTTATCATTGATTGTTGTTCCAGTTTTGATCTGGGACATTTTTTATTTGGTCGTAGAAAAGTTCTATGACCTCTGCACTTACATTGACGATGTGGGCGGCAGTTATCTTGAAAAATTTATGGAGAAGTGAATGCCACGCATTGTTGTTGCGGGTCTTGGTCCCGTTGGTACTGCTGTAGGTACCGCACTTGAAAAGCATCCAGACATTGATCTGTTCTTTGATGATCCTGCCAAGGGCTCAAATTATCCAGACAATCTGACTGACTCTGTTGATGGAGTCGTTGTCTGTGTCGCTACGCCTATGGGTGATGATGGCTCGTGTTTTACTGATAACGTGCGAGATGTTTTCAATAAGTTCCGAGACACCAAGTATCTGATCAAGTCGACCACAAACCCTATATTTCTGCGTGAGTTTGATCATCTGGACATTACGTTCAGCCCTGAGTATCTGAAGGGCACCACTGGATCGAATCCAACTCAAGAGTTTCTTGACTCAGAGTTTGCGATTTATGGTGGTGGTTCGATGCGCTGGTGGCACGAGATATTCGCACCTGTCTTGCCTAATCTGAAGCAAGTTCGCTATATGACAGCCGAGCAAGCCTCGTTCGCTAAGTATTTGCTGAACTGTTTTCTTGCAACCAAAGTGACATTCTTTAATCAAGCCCACGAGATTTTTCAAGCCTGTGGTGGTCAAGACTTTGACGTTGTGATCGATGGTCTCTGTCTTGATCCTCGCATCGGTCGCTCGCATACGCAAGTGCCAGGTCCTGATGGCTCGTTCGGTTATGGTGGGCACTGTTTTCCGAAAGACATGGCAGCCTTTGCTAAGTTTGGCGAAGAGGCTGGTGCCGACGTGCAGTTCTTAAAGGATACTATCGATGCAAATACCAGATACCGCTCGTAGGTATACGCTTGATGTGCAAGAAGATTCAGATGGTCAATATCTGATCTTTCCTGACGAAGAGATGGAGTTGCTTGGCTGGAAAGAAGGCGACGATATTGAATGGATAGACAATGGTAATGGGTCTTGGACTCTGAGGAAAAAAGAAATGAGTAAAGTGGTGATCGAGATGGTAGACGAACAGGTCGATGCCATCGTTATTCAAGAATTGAAAAATGCTATTGCTGGATTTGAGCAAAGCATTGAAGAGCGCAGTAACGGTGAAGGTCTTTCTTTCTTTGACAGTGATCCGGTTAAAGATGTAAACTATCTTGTTGAACATGTTCGTGCGTTTACGACAGTACTTGAATACTATGGAGTGCCTAATGAAGATTTTGATCCAGAAGTGTAGCGATCCTCGAAAGTGGTACGCCAACAAAGTTGGTCAGTGCGTCCCGCTTCTAGCCGTTGAAGAAAAAGAATATAAATCACTACAAGATCCAGATGAGGTCTATGGTAAGCGATTTATCAATTTCGTCTCAAAAGACGATGCGATTTTAGTAGAAGGAGAATTGTAGTGAAAGCAGGTAAGGTATGGGGTAACACGGAACTCATCGAACACAATAGCACGTTTGAGTTTCACCGAATCGAGTTTATGGCAAACCATTGCTGTAGCGAACACTATCATAAGACCAAGTGGAATGGTTTCTATGTCGAGTCTGGTGTTCTGATGGTGCGTACTTGGCCTGATGGTACTCAACCAAATGATTCTCGTCCGACTGTTTGTGATCAGACGATTCTACGTGCGGGTGAATACTACAAAGTCGAGCCGGGCAAGTGGCATCAATTCGTAGGTATTGAAGACGGTGTGGCTTTTGAGTTATACTGGGCTGAGTTTGATGGTGATGATATTGTTCGACGTACGCAAGGGCACAAGTTATGAAAATTTTTGATCTTGAGCAAGAAATCTTAGCCTGTTGGAATGTCACGGAGGATCTCGATATGATCACTGCGCATTTCATTGACAGTCCAAATTTTGCGCATTTGCCTCCTGATATTGCAGATTCAATTATGAATAAATACCTGGGACTAAAGGAGGTTTATGATGTCAAGTTTAAAAAATTATGGGCTTCGTTTGATGACGTTTGCGAAGAATATCATAGCCTCCGTAAAGAGCGTGAGGACTTGGATGATGCAAAAGATTAAGAGCTGGCTCAAAACTCTTTTCACTGAAGAGTATGAAGTAATTGTATGGCATGATCCTGCTAAAAGGCAGGTATACAACATGAAATCAATTCAGAAGATCAATCAAAACAATCTAGTGGGTATCTTGGTCACTGGCGAAAAATTTACGATGCAGACTCAAGATGCTTTTAACTATCAGGTGCGAAAAATTCATTGAGCGTATTCAGTCGAATTGTAAAAGTGTTTGAGAGACCTATCGAAGAAAATCCTATTGACAAAGCGATTGTTGAAAATCTGCCTCAAGAGGGTGAAGTAGAAAAAGTCTATCAAGCACGTTGGGTGTGGTATCACACGTTACTGGCGGTGGAACTGTTCTTCACTAATGTTCTACTGCTACTCATTCTTTTTGTTATGGCGTTTAAGTGATGTTGTTAGTAACTGTATTATTCGCTAGCCTTGTTATCGTGACTTGGCTGGTCGTAAAAGGTGAAGATGACTCGTGAAGAAAAAATTTCTAGATGCGTATATGGACACCGCGAAGCGATTCGCAGAACTCAGTACAGCCCGTCGAGCAAAAGTCGGCGCGATCATCGTGAAGGACAATCGTATCGTTTCTATTGGATACAACGGCATGCCCGCCGGATGGAATAACGAGTGCGAAGAATGGGAACCTTTAGACGGTATTAACTTCGAAGTTCACGAAGGTGATCGTGAGATTTATGGAGCATATAAAACGAAGCCCGAAGTGTTACACGCAGAATCAAATGCCATTGCAAAGATGGCAAGAAGTGCTGAGTCGTGCGAAGGCGCAACAATGTTCTGCACACACCTGCCATGTATCGAGTGTGCCAAACTGATCTATCAAAGTGGCATATCCCATCTCTATTATGATGTAGAGTATGAAGCCGCGAAAGGATGCGGTAAAGAGTTTTTGAAACAATGTGGAGTGGCGGTAATCAAATTATGAAGATCGGTTTCACCTGTTCAACTTTTGACCTGTTACACGCGGGTCATGTTCAAATGCTTCGTGATGCTAAACAGCATTGCGACTATCTTATCTGCGGGCTTCAGGTCGATCCTTCACTGGATCGTTCTGAAAAGAACTCGCCCGTTCAAACCCTAGTCGAGCGATACACACAACTCAAGGCTGTCAGTTACGTAGACGAAATCATTCCGTACCAGACAGAAGAAGACCTCAAAGACATCCTTGAACTGTATCACCTCGACGTTCGAATTTTAGGCGATGAGTATCGAGACCGTGAGTTTACGGGCAAAGATATCTGCCGTCGCCGCGACATACAATTGTACTTTAACAAGCGGGATCATCGGTTTAGCTCCAGTGATCTCCGCCAGCGAGTAGTGAACGTAAGTGGTTGATTTTATTCATTATTGATAAAATCGATCAATGTTCCGAAAACAATAGAAAAAATTCATGAAAAAAGTGGTTGACTCTGATGCTGTTCTATGGTAGGATAGCATTTTCAGTGAGAGGATTCCTATGATTTATGCCATTGGTGGTCGTGTCAGAAACGAAGCGGTGCTTGATTACTATGTGCCTGCTTTGATCAAAGCCCTAGGGCTGAGTCGGTTGCGCAAGCCTCTGCTAGAGATCGATTTCGCTAACAAGCTTGACGCTTACGGTCTCTGCGAGGGTGATCGCGACTATGCCAAGATCACTATCGCCAAGAAGTGTCCAGTCACTGGTCGCAAACTTGGCTTTACAGAAATGATGCACACTCTGGCTCATGAGATGGTTCATGCTCGCCAGTTTTTGCGTGGTGAGTTGGTTGCAGAAGGCGCTTGGAAGTGGAAGGGTCGCAACGCTGATGGCTATGAGTATGACAATCAGCCTTGGGAGAAAGAAGCGTATCGCCTTGAGACAGAATTGTTTCACACTTGTTTCCCCTTTCACTTGCCGTTTAACAACTAGGAGAAGTTATGTCGTTTGAAGTATTGCAAGAGCGGTTGAGTGAAGAGGGCTGGTTTGTCGGTTGGAATCTGCCGTGTTGTCAGTCCTGCGCATGGGCTGAAGTCGAGCATGATGATCTGTCGAGGGTGCTGTTCAATCACTCGCAAGACTGTGAAGTCTACATGGAAGGCGAAGAATGCCCAACTTGCCAAGGCGAGGGTTACGACCACGACACCGATGATGAATGCATGGAATGTTTCGGCTCTGGTGAAATCGAAGAAGGATTCGATATTTCTGAGTATGACACTTCGGTTTCTGGTTTCATCTGCAATACGCCTAAGCAACAATTCTCCAGCTACTTCTGTTTTGCTGGCGACAAAGAGGGCGTCGAAAATCTGAAAGCCATTCTGCCTATTATCAAAGAGTGTGGGTGCGACTATCACTGGGACGAGACTGGCAACACACGTATTGAAATCAGCTGGAAAATATGAGATAATGGCTGAATGAGAAATGCTTTTGCAAAATCGATGACCAAGTTCTTTCGCTTCATTGCGGATACATTCTTTGCCAAAAGGTATGGTCATCGTGCTGTTGTTCTTGAAACAATTGCAGGTGTGCCGGGGATGGTTGCTGGCATGATGATTCACTTACGCAGTTTGCGTAAAATGAAAACTGGCTACGGTCCCACGATACGAGAACTGCTAGCCGAGGCTGAAAATGAACGAATGCACTTGATGTTCTTTATCGAGATAGCAAAGCCAAATGCGTTTGAGCGAGGATTGGTTTTGCTCGCACAGTTTATCTTTTGGCATTTTTATCTGGTGCTGTATCTAATAACTCCTAATACAGCACACAAAATGATCGCTTACTTCGAAGAAGAAGCCGTCAGGTCTTACACTGAATACCTTGAACTTATCGATGCGGGGACGATAGAAAATGTACCTGCTCCGCAACTGGCAATAGATTACTACGATATGCCAGAGGGAGCGACTCTCAGAGATATGATCTATCATGTACGAAATGATGAAGAAAAGCATTCTAAAGTTAATCACCGTCTTGCGGGGTTCTAATTCAGAGGACGAGCCTACTAGATTTACTCAGTCAAAATCTAGAGAGCCCGTTCGCTGTGTGTGGGATTTAGAAAACGAAGGATAAGTTGATGCGATACTATTCGTTAAACCACGACTATGCTGGTCGTCGAAGAAAAAAATCTAAACCGAAGGGAGAAGTCTATGGCAAATACACGCCACCGAAATTTACAGAGATGCCAACAGCAAAGCAACCGACGTACGCAGATGTTCGCCGTGCAGAAGCAAAGCAATACCCAAGTCGGACTGACACTGCTGGACGCTCGCTTGGAAGTGGCAACAAGGTCGAGAGTCAAAAGTACACGGGAGACTACGTAATCGGCATCGCAACGATGCACAAGTCTAACGCGGTACCCGTGACCAATCCCAAACACGCAACTGAAATTTCGGAGATGGGTAAGTAATGTGGGTAGCAGTGATTGTTTTGGCTGGATGGATGACGTACGTTGAGGTAGAAATGCCAAACCGTACCAACGAATGTCCTTACGTAAAGGAGAAATGTGAGTATGAAGAAGAATCTTCGGAATAGGCGCGAAGGCGCTCTTGCTCGTCTCAAAGAGTCTAAGTTCTTTGAGAAGAATGGTCGCACTCAAGAAGCGTGGCAAAAGCGGAAAGATCGCGAGATCAAAATTCTAGAGAAAAGGGTGTCGATGCTGTGAAGATCGAAGTTGGTAAGAAGTATGAGATTCGGCCGATTTATAAAAAGTCGCTTGCAGAGTTTCTTTGTTTTAATAAAGAAAACCGATACGTTCTGATCGAGAACGTATTGCAAGCGGGTGGCGTTTGTGTTAGAATCGATAATGAGTCTGAAGTAAATTTGCTTGAGTCTCATTTGAAATCTGAAAGTCCTAACAGACTGCTCGACTTTTCATACTTCACCAACGTCGAGCCAACTGATGATATCGAAGAAGGCTATCAAGGCTTTACTTACGAGGGCTTTAACAACGTTCATGAAGAGGAAGAACTTGATGAACGTCTGAGTGAAGATGGGTACATGTGTCTGTACGATGAAGGTTGGGACGAACTGTATCCGAAGTATTACATCGAAGGTCGTGTGTTGATTGAGGAAGTAGATTATGGCAGAGAGATATCGGCAAGAGATAACTGAGTGGTCGGACAATACTCCGAATCACATATATATTACCAATGGTCGAACGTTACTCGGCTATGTTCCCCGCGGTTCAATGAAAGAGCATCGGTTCAAAACGCCCAGCAAGTGTTGGTCTCCGTCTCGTAGAAAGTTCCGCGATCTAACCAAAAAAGAACTTCAAGCAATTAAGGAAAACAACGTATGAAAAGGATTATTGGCGCACTACTTTTGACGGGTGCTGTATCTGCACAAGCAGAACCCTATGACATGGTGGTCACGAAGGTCACGGATGGCGACACGATTCGCGTAGATGTGAGCGACTGGGTTCTGCCTGAACTTGGTGACACCATGGGCGTTCGAATTATGGGCATCGATACGCCCGAGAAAGGTGGTCGTGCGCAGTGTGAGGTTGAGGCTGAACTGGGTGCTAAGGCGACTGAATTCGCTAAGTCTGTCATCTCAGTTGGCGACACGGTCCAGATCGAAGTCGTTCAGTGGGACAAATACGGCGGTCGCTTCAACGGTATTGTGATGGTAAATGGCGAGAACTTCGCTCAGATGCAGATCGACCGTGGACTAGCGAAGCCTTATGACGGTGGCACCAAAGAGTCTTGGTGCGACTGATATTCCGGAATGTTCTAAGCATATAACAAAATATTCTAAGAACATCGCAAAAAACGCTTGAACTCCTCTTCCGACTATGATAGGATAGTATTGTAGTTGAGAGAGGAGTTTTTTATGAGTACATATGACGAAATCGAATATAAGACCTATCTGCTGAAGCACGAGAAGAAGCAGAACCGTGGTGCGAATCGTTCTCAAGACAGCGAGCGCCTGAAAACGTACCGCGCTGAGTGGGCATTTCTGAGTCAGTTTGATACGCCTGAATTCAAAGACTTGGCTGAGGCTCAAAAGTTCGCCAAGAGAATCTACAAATCTAAGACTTGGTCAAAGCTGTGGGCAGAAGGCTTCAATCGAGATGTGACTCGCATCTTTGCCTCTAACCCTGCGATTATCGCCAAGCAACGGTCGTCTGGTCGAGGGACTGCTGGTCATACTAACGGTCATACCGTCACTCTCGATTTGAAAGTCGGTCTCAACGTCTACACTCTTCTTCACGAGTTGACTCACTGTCTGGGTCATATGCACCACGGTCGTTCGTTCCGTCAGTGCTTGCTGAAGATGGTGTCCCGATTCATGGGTCGTGAGGCGGCTTCTATTCTGAAAGCAGAATTCAAGAAAGCTAAATTAGCATGTGGCGAAGCACGTAAGCCACTCACGTTCGAACAATGGAAAGCGGCTCGTGACCGCATGAGTAAAATGCGAGACAAGCTATGACTCCTCCCAAAGCAAAAGGTGATCCTATGGTTCGTGCAGAAGGACGCACGAAACCAGATCGCAACTGGTATCCTGATAACTTCGATTGGTATCTCAAGTGGGTAGCATCGTTTTTAATTTTAATTTCACTTGCAATGCGATCCGCAGGTGTCGAGTATCGAATGTATGATTTGATGTTCGGCTTCTTAGGCATTCTGTTGTGGACATGGGTGTCGATCATCTGGCGTGATCGAGCGTTGATCATGTTGAATGCAATATCTGGTTTCATGTTAGCAGTAACCTTACTGAGGGAAATGTAGTGTACAAGTATTACAAGCAACAAATGACGATCCGCGATTTTCTCGAGGAGTATTATCGTAACATCGACGTTCAGCCCGTGGGTCAACGTCTTGATACCGAACTGACGCTTGAGAGTGGTAGTCGCGAAACGAAAGCCCAAGGAATCATTGGCTCGATACTGCGAGGCATTGATCTCGGTCAGATCACCCTGCACGAAGTCTGGCGCGATGACTTTAAGTACGAGAGCATCGATGGTGGTCATCGTAAGCGTTATATCAAGGCTTTTTATAATGACGAGTTTCGTGTGGATGGCAAGTTCTATCGTGACTTGACTCAAGAAGAGAAAAAAATGTTTCTGAACACGGAGCTTACTTTCTGCATTTACACGAGTCTGAAAGTGTGGGACATTGGCTATATCTTCCGTTCGCTCAATAAGACGACCGACGTGAACCATCAAGAGATGCTTAACTCGTACGGCAACATTCCGATTGCGAATGCGATTCGTGAGATGGTGCGTCCAGTTGCTCGTGTCAACAATAAGTATCACAGCCTCTTTGAGTACACGCAACGTGAGGGCAAGCCTCGCAACTTTATCAACTTGCAGTTCGACAACAAGCGGCTTCGAATCGATGAGATTGTAGCCCGCATCTACTATCGCTACTATGATGGTGGTGGTCTGGGACGGTCTGACGATCTAGCCCTTGAAGAAATGTACGAGTCAAATCTGAGTCAAGAAGAAGTTAAGAAGTTGACTGCTAAGGTCACCAAGTGTCTTAACTTTCTTGAAGACATGGCTGTTATCCGAAAGCGTTATAACACCTCAGCACTCAGTGGGAAAGAGTTTTCACTCTTCACTCGTATTTGGATGTACATGGAGCAAGAGTATGGCACGTTCAAAATCAATGACAATGAGCAGTTCTATCTGACAGTTGCTCAACAAGCCGCTGAGTTCTTCAAGCCCTATGACAGTCAAGAGCCAGCACTGCAAGAAGCCTCGCCGTTTGATGCAAATAAAACTAGAGGTCAGCAGTTCAATGATTCTCTCGGCGAGCATGGCAAGTCACAGCGAAATCGTGAAGCAATCTTCACCACGTTGATGTGGTTAATCGAGCGAATCGATATGACCTCGCTTGTCACTCTGAAAGATCCGAAGCGACTCTTTCCTCGCGAGTGGCGTGAGGCTCGACTTGCTGAACAAGGCTTCAAGTGTGCAGTTGACGGTAAGCCTCTGACCATGCATGATGCTCAAGGCGGGCACATCATCTCTCATGCCAATGGCGGTCTTACGACCTATGATAATCTGGCGATGATTAGCACCGAGCATAATCGCAAGATGGGATCGATGTCGCTTGAGAAGTATAAGGAACTGCTTGCAATATAGCAAAATGTTCTAAAAAAAGGTTGAATTCGTTTTAAAAATATCGTATACTACTTAAGTAGTTTGAGATTAACTGTGAGGAAAACATTATGGCACATATGGTAGAAACGATGGCATACGCGGGCGAAGTCCCTTGGCACGGTCTTGGTACGAAAGTCCCCGCTGATCTGTCTCCGCGTCAGATGATGCAAAAGGCTGGCTGTGACTGGGAAGTCAAGAAAGCTCCCACGTTTGCAACTGTCAATGGTGAAGAGGTCGAAACTGGTGCTTCTGCGCTGATTCGCTCTACTGATAATCGTGTACTCGCGCCCTTTGTTGGTGACAACTGGGAGCCTGTGCAGAACGTTGAAGCGTTTGATTTCTTCAATGAGTACTGCGCGGCTGGTGACATGGAGATGCACACCGCTGGCTCGCTGGCTGACGGCAAGATCGTCTGGGCTCTAGCGAAAGTCAACGAGTCGTTTGACGTGTTGGGTGACGACCAGGTCGATTCGTACCTGCTGTTCTCTAACCCGCATCAATACGGCAAGTCGCTGAACGTGCGTTTCACTCCCATCCGTGTGGTGTGCAACAACACGCTCACTTTGTCACTGAGCCAGACGGCGAAGAACGAAGTTTCTCTGAACCACCGTCGAGCGTTCAATCCTGACATGGTGAAAGAGCAACTGGGTATCGCCCACGAGAAGTTCGCTCAGTACAAAGAGATGGCTCGCTTCTTGGCTAAGCGACCTGCGAAGACTGAGGACGTTGTTATCTACCTCAACGAAGTCTTCCCTGTTGCTAACTCTAAGAATCGTGGTGTTGACCAGTACGCTGATCTGAGCCGTACCGCGAAGCAAGCCTTCGACGTGCTTGAGACTCAGCCTGGTGCTGACATGGCGATGGGTACTTGGTGGAATGCCGTGAATGCGGTGACCTACCTGACTGACCACAAGCTGGGTCGATCTGCTGACACTCGTATGCAGTCCGCTTGGTTCGGGTCAAATCAGGCTAAGAAGGTCAAAGCCATGAATCTAGCCGTCGAAATGGCGGCATAAGGTCCGATCGGGAGCCGCAAGGCTCCCTTTTTTTATGCTTTTCCGTTATGTTCTTATAACAAAAAAGTCTAAAAAAACCTCAAAAAAGTGTTGACGATGTTCCGAAATCATGAGACAATTACCCTGTAATTGAGAGAGAGAGGAGAGTTGTTATGATTATGGTTGAGATTGGTCCTGGTCCCATCGCTCGTATTCCTGACGGTCACGAGTTGGTTGTTTTTGAGAAAGGTGGTGATCCCATGAAAGGATACGTTCTTTACGGTTTCGACGAAATCGGTATGTTCGAAGCTGAGTTTGATGTTCCTGCTTACGCCTTTGTTGAGGTTTGATTATGTGTGATAACGTTGTAACTCTTCCCCCCATGAGCGAGCGTCCTATCTGCTCGGTCCCTGGTTGTGGTCGTACTGCTCAACCGTCAGGTAAGCGAGGCGAGATTCGCTGGCGGCGTCCCAAGTGGATGAAAGAACAGTTTCCTGAGTCTGAAGGCTACGCTTGTAACAAGCACCACTCAATCAAGCACGGTCTCGGTGGCTGGGAATACAAGATCCACCGTAAAGATTACTGTGAGAATGTCGATGGTCGACTCGGCTTTACTTGCACCACTAACATCGTCGATCCCGAATGGCAGTTAGACGCTGACCACATCAACGGTGATCCGTCTGTCAACACTGCTGACAATATTCAAACCTTGTGTAAGTGCTGTCACGCCATCAAGACTCGTGATTCACGTGACTACGCTACCGCAGGTCGTAAAACTTTAGGAGTTGCTTAATGGGTATTATCGTTAACGTAAAAACTGGTGAGTTCGTCGCTACTGGCGACATCGGCAATCTTGCCGAAACTCTCATGGTGTTGGAAGAGATGGGTCGCGCAGACAATCTGCGCATCTATCCTGAGGACGAGGCTTACGCCGAGTTCTGAAATACGCATTTTTGCGTATTTAGTTCCAATCTAATTTAGTATAAATACTCTCGTAATATATTATTATTTTCGGGAGTATATTTATATGCGTTATGGAATTTTCTTTAGTCTTTTACTGACTTTTTCTGCAAGTATTTTTGCACAAGAGGATCCAGTAGATGACGTGATTCGAACTGAAGCAGTAACAACGAGTACGGTAATAACGGAGGGAAAAACTGAGACAACACTTAAGTCACCACCTGCTAGTGCGATCTCGCCTACCATAAATACTTCAAACTCTGATCTATGTACGTTTGGTGTTGCGGGTGCTGTACAGACTCAAATCTTGGGTATCTCTACAGGCACACAAATCACGGACGATAATTGTGAAAGATTAAAAAATGCTAAGACCTTGTACGACATGGGTATGAAAGTTGCAGCCGTATCTGTTATGTGTCAAGACCGACGTGTTTTTGACGCCATGATGAATGCGGGCACACCGTGTCCTTATGACGGTCTTATAGGTCCTGAAGCGAAAGCGGCATGGGAAGTAAACCCGGAGTCAAAACCGGGTGAAGAGAATAAAGAAGGGATGACGAATGATACGAAGACGATGTTGGGCGGTGCTGGGCTTGTTGGCTTGCTTGCCCTCTTACTCTTACTCTAATGAAGTTGTTTACGGTGTAACTCAGAACGCCGCGAACAATGGTCTCAGTTGGGTGATGACCAATGTTCTGCCTCAGCAGGCAGGCTTGACTGTGGGTAACGTAATCTATCAGTACACCACAATAAAGAATCCCGAAGACGATATGTTGGTGCACGTGCAGAACGAAGATGCACAAGGTCCGGGTTACATCTTTCGTGAGACAGACGATTGGTCTGGCATTCCTGGCAACACTATCAACAAAGCAGTATCAGTAGGTGGCATTCCGATCAGTCGATGGGGTCCTGGCTCTATCGAAGTAGAGGGCGAAGGCAAAGTCACTGATCCCTCCGTGATCTACACGTATCAATACGACCCTTGTTTCGATCCGCAAACAAACCCTTCGTGTCCTGGCTACAAAGATCCCTTCGTCGCTTCTTTAGAAACTCCCGAAGTTGTCGATCCATTAGATGACACGTTCGTGCAGGACGAGTTGGATCGTAAAGCAGTCATGGACGAAGAAGATCAAGAAGATCGTGATCGTAAAAAAGTAGCTAGTAAAAAGAAGATCGATGAGCGCCTAGAGAAGTTGCTCGGCGCAGTCAACACTACGGTGATGTCGGTTCTCGATCAAACCAAACACGCAGAACTGATGGCAATGCAGTTTATGCCTCAGACCTATTATGAGAACATACCCGGAGGGGTATACGAAGAGACAATTGTACTGGACGGTGGTACTTTGCCAGACAATAAGAACAGCAAACGGAATGAGTTTGCCCAACAGATACTTCATGAGAAAATGGTGAATCAACAGTATGAGAATAAGTAAATAAGTAAAGCAGAAGGAGATCATTCAATGATCAAGCAAATCAGTGCGGCAGTACTTGCCGTTTTTTCATCTGTAGCAATCGCTGAAGATGTGAACATCACTGGAACTGTGGAGTCTAAGTGTCTCGTGACAACTGACACTGTGGGCATCTACGGTAACCCAACGCCAAACATTCTGTCTACAGACGGAGCCGATGGCGGTGTTGAGCCAATTGTGCGCTATGATGTAATCATCGCTGACTACTACAAAGCAAGAATCACTCATCCAAATTCGTTTTCAGAAAGTCCTTCTTTGAATGATGTAGTGACTTGGACTGGTAGCACTTCAGTCGCGGAAGTGTCAGACGCAGGCATGTCTGCATATGACACCGACAAGATTGAGTACAACAACGTAACCGAGGTTGATCTGTCAATCGCAGGTAGCACTTGGTTCAAAGTTGCATCTGAAGCAGACTATGGCTATGACAAAGCATTTCCCGCAGGAACTTACAGAACTGTTGTAAGTGCGGAGTGCATTGCCATATAAATAAACGTGCGTTTAATACTTTGTGCTTTACTAATGACGCTAGGTGGGTACGCGAGTGCCCACCAGCTAACGCCTACATACCCAAGTCTCAAGCCCTTCTATGCAGTGCCGGGCATACTGACAACGGAGATGGTGTTATTCAATGCGAGGTCAGATGTAGAGTATTATGAGTTTAGCGTATTTGATCGCGAATGGAATGCAATTCCATTTGCCACTGAATCGAAAATAGTGAGGTTGAAGCATTTACAGCGAAAGAAGGTGAACATACATATACGCGAGAAAGATAAAACGCGAGCAGTGTATATTTGTTCTGAATCTAAATTAATAGGCAGTGGTACCAGTTTGACGATGGTATCGTCTAAAATATGTTCTAAAATAAAATGACAAGATTATTATTATTGGTGACGTTCTTTATTGTGGGATGTTGGTCAGGTGCGGCATGGGGTCAATCTTCATCGCTGAATCTAGCCATACCACAGACATCACCAAATTTTCAAAATGACAGGATTAGAGCGGGTGATATTGAATGCTCTATGGCGATAGGGTCGTCAACTAACGTCGAGTTCGGCGTAGTTGGAATACTGAATCAAGATGATCCAGTTTACAACCTAGCGCAAGTAGATCCTGGTAGTGCGTTTCGATATAATAACGATCGGTTCATTCGGGATGTTGGTGTGTATGGAAGAATAACCATACCAATTGGCGCCCCCAAAGAACGCCTTAATTGTAATACTTTATACCAGCTAGAACTTGAAAAGAAGCGTTTAGAAGTTATGAGACTCCGACAAGAGATTGAGAATTTGAGGGCATTAAAATTCGAAAACGAATAATGGAGTGTAGTAATGGTAGAAATCGCCGCCGCCCTCAGCATGGCTGGCTCTGCCTTCAACATGATCAAAGGAGCGATTGAGCAAGGTCGTGAAGTACAAGACCTAGCACAAACATTTTCATCATTTTTTGACGCAAAGGAACAAATCGCAGAGGCTAACATAGCCGCATCCAACCCATCGATGTTGGGTAAACTATTCTCAGGCAAAAGTGTCGAAGCACAGGCACTTCAAGTAACTGCCGCAAAGCATAAGATGATGCAGTTAGAGAAGGAACTCCGTGAGTTCCTAATCTACACTGGTCAAATGCAATTCTACGAAGACATGATGCGCGAACGCAGAGTTATTCGCGCCGCACGAATTAAAGCCGCTCAAGCCGCCGCAGAAAAAAGAGCATTCTGGATAGACTTCGGTATGATTGCAGTAGCCACAGTAGTTAGCTTGACAATTATCATCGGCACCATTTCAATCATAGCAGGTGCACGAGGATGAGAAGAGGAAAGAAACATGATTTCAGAGAGTATATTGATATTCGAATATCTCAACTTTCGACGGACATGGACAAAGCCAAAGACGCATACGACAAGCAATGGTACAATCGCATAATTCAGGAGTTGAGTTGGGTTAGATCACAAGATCACAATTGCTACATGGAGCACATCACAGATGAAGACTACCGTAAGTTGTAACGATCTTGGTGTGAAAACATATACGATATATGATGAGAACAACAAAATTATAATCAGAACCACTTGCAAAAAAGTGGCAGAAGGAATTCTAAATGGCAGATAAAGATTTAGAAGATGCCCTAGACAATATAGAAGAAGGCGTAGAGAATCTTAAGAACACTAAGATGAAGTTGTTTGGCATCACCATGACGCCGACAACGATCAGTGCGGCATTTGCACTCGTGACTGCTGTGCTTGGTTCTCTCTACGGTGGCTTTGAGACGTACAAAGCGTTTCAAGAAATGGCAGAGAAATTAGAGGTGCTTGACCTCGAGGCTGTCGAAGCCCGAAACGTAGCCATCGAACGAAAGCTGGACGATGCTATCGAGTACACCCGCGACATCAAGAATAGTCTCAAAGACGATATCATTCGAATCGAAACTGTCACTGATCGAACTAGTAATCGAATGAAAAACGTTCAAGATGAAATTGACACTCGCTTGCGTCAGGTCTCTGATCTAAGCCGAGAGACCGAGAAAGATGTGCGTGACACGATGCGAAACCTTGAAGACCGCATCGATGATAAGATGGACAAACTTGATGAAGATTTGAGAGACACATTGCAAAAAGCACTTGACAATCCTCTCTCAGATGGTTAAAATACTTCTAACAGCATTTCTGATCAGCCTGTCATCACCCGCACAGGCTGAATTCAGACACTTTAACGAGTGGACTAATAGAGAAAAAACTCTGTTTACTTCATACGCCGTTGCATCTTATATCGATCACAGACAAACACGTGTGGGTCTTCGCAACGGGTATTCTGAAAGTAACTCATTAATCTATGGATCGAATCCTCATAAAGACAAATCGATCATCGTCAATAGTTTGATTCTAAGCGGAACATATTACTTGGTAGGAACTTTCGAACCAGACGATTTTAATGGCGTATTGCTAGGTGGCAATATTGCTCGATGGGGTGTGGTCATGCACAACGACTCGCTTGGTGTCAGTTGGCAGGTAGCATTTTAGTATGAAATTGTGGTATGCGATGAAGCCTATGATAGGCCAATACATTAATGAGATGAGATTTAAAAATCATATCGAAGGCGAGAACGTATGGGTAGACGGAGTTCTCGCTACTTCCCATACTCAAGAGGTAAGCGAAGGCAACACTGTCAAAATCGGTAGGTGTATTTGGACTGTTCATGACTGGAGCAAATACGAGGAAAAGGATGACGAGAATGCTGAAGCCTGCCCACACTGTCAAGGCACTGGTCGCTTATAACCAAAAGTTCAAAAAAGTGCAAAATTCACACAAAATAATCTAAGAAAAGTGTTGACAAATCTCCAGATCCTGCGATAATTACTCTGTAATTTGAGATGAGGTGTTGTTATGGTTCGTTTGATTGGTCGTCGAGTTCAGATGGTTTCCGGGGCTATGTTCCCTATCGAAGAGGGCGTTGTCTACGCTGACAAGCCTGAGTCTGTTTGGGTTCGTTTTGAAGATGGTTCTAAACAGTTCTTCGCCAAGTGGCGGTTGCTCTGCAATGAGCGCAGTGAGATTGATGTGATCAATGCACCGATCGGTGTTTACTTAATTCAGGAGGCTGTATAATGAGTCAAGCATTTTTAGTTGAGCAGGTTCAAAACGTTTATCGTCAATCTTTCCGTCCGAACGACCCTGAGTTGTCTAGGCAAGAAGTTATCGATTTTGTTCAGTACTGCCTTGAGTTCTATGGCTACGGTGGTATTTACGACTACGGGTTTTCTTTCGAAGAAGTTTGTCAAGGTTTGATCAAGCGATTCGAATATCGCCCTAGTCTTGACTTTGACGGCGATACTGTCGACCGCGAGTATGTCCGTGAGATGGTGTTTGAGATTCGTGAGCGACAGGAGGCGGCGTAATGTATAAAACCCACAAAGAAATTCCAGCCAAGTATCGTCGAGTCATTCTTGACGAAGTTCTTGAAAAACGAGTAGCCAAGGTGCCGCTCGCTACATGTAATGAAATCATCGCCGAGTATCTTCGTGAAGAAGAAGAGATGGAATCGCTGAAAGATTTTGAAGTGGTTGTGTCTAAGAATGGTGCTCAACGAGTGCAAAATTTTAAAGATGTTGAGTCGGCTTTTGTTGCATTAGATCGCGAAATAGGTTATGATATACATGACAAAGGAGTTGTCGCTGTATTAAAGCAAGCCGATCGAGTTATCAAGGCTTATGTGAAAGGAAAGTATATCAATGGAAGTTACAGCATTTACGACCGTTTTTGAGAAAGCAATAGCGTTTGCTACTGCCGCTCATGAGGGTCAAGTTCGAAAGTACACAGGCGAGCCTTACGTTGAACACGTGCTTGCTGTCGCTGATATGGTGGCGACTCACGTGACTGACGATGCCGCAATCATCGCCGCCATTCTTCACGATACTGTTGAAGACTGCGATGTCACTATCGATGAGATTCAAGCAGAGTTCGGTGATCGAGTTGCTGAGTACGTTTGGTACTTGACTAAGCCACCTGTTTTTGTAGGCAATCGAGCGAAGCGAAAGGCTCTTGATCGAGCGCGACTGAAAGAAGCACCTGAGATTGTCCGCTTCATCAAAGTAATGGACATCTGGCACAACTCTGGCAGTATTCGCGAGTTTGATCAGAAGTTCTATGAGACGTTTCGCGAAGAAGTGCGTGACCTGCTATATATTATGAACGCACTGATTGTTGTGAGAAAGTTTGCGGGCGACGATTTTACGAACGATGAATTTTTACCTTGGTTTGGAGACCTTTGATATGTTGAATGTTTTTAGAATGGATGCTCTACCCGACGATGTTTCTATTTCGTGCATCGGATCTTTCGATGATCGAATCAATATTCGTCTTCTCTACAAATTTATAAAGATTCAAGCGAGGTCAATCGCAGAAGAGTATCCTCGTGCGCTTGTTGAAATGGGCGAGCAGTACGATTTTCCTCACGCATCGGTGTACGTCAACGACAAAATCATTCACCAATTCGTTTGTGAATTTGGAGAGTAGAAATGAAAGAGTGCAACTATAGGAATTGTACCAACTGCGGTAAAAAATTCCGAGTAGTACTCACATTCGACTCTGTAGTTTATTGTTCATACGAGTGTGCGGAGAAACATGCAAAAAAATCCGAAAAAAAGAACTAGTGTCATTCGTCGAAAGACAGTGATGGGCAAGAACAGAGATCACGAAGGACCCGATACGATATACGTGGTCGATCTCTGGGAAGGCGATACCCTTGTCGAAGCAAGAGAACTGCCCGGTAAGAATTCTTACTATGCAAAAGATGTTGCTGAGAACTGGGAAAACGGCATCATTCAAATCTCTGAGTAGCACAGTCTGGTAGTGCACTCGCTTTGGGAGCGAGGGGTCGTAGGTTCGAATCCTACCTCAGAGACCAATTCTCCCGATAGCACAACGGATAGTGCAACAGCCTTCTAAGCTGTAGGTTGTAGGTTCGAATCCTACTCGGGAGACCAATTGTTATAAATAAATGCAAATTACTTGAGTTTGCATTCATGACGCTAAACGATATTGAAAACACGCTAAAGGGAGTCGGTTACACGCTGAAGCGAGTGACCGGTTCTCGTGTTGCTATTGTCACCGATAAGCGACAAGCCGCTATCGATCACGTCATGGAGATATTCAAAAACAACAGACCGGAGGTTGTAAAAGACGCCCCTGCTCTGCGCATATCGTCACTGGGTGTTGTTAAGATAGATCGTTTTCAAGTCATCGCAAAGCCTGCTTCAAAGAATGTTTTGAAAGCAGAACAAGAAGCGACCGAGACTCTGATCAAGTTGATTAGAGACGCATGTGATCAAGAAGGTAAAGCGATTGACATTAACATCGGTCGCTATAAAATAGCAAGCTGTGATAACGCAGGAGCAGATCAGATCAAGGGTGATCCTAAGGCTGACATTGCCATCATCAATGACAAAGGCGTCGAAGTAGGATTTATCTCGCACAAGAAAGAAGGTGGTGCGAAAGCGTTTCAGCAGTACGGTGGTATTTCTAGCACTGCAGGTAGTAACATCTACAACGATAAGATCGTAAAAGACTTTGTAACAGACCTAGAAAAAACTATGCAGACAACGTTTGGTGATAATCGAGCGAAGTCTGGCTTTAGTGCGTTTCGATATGTTCCAAATACACGTGCGGGACAGCAGTTAGTGTCTCGCTCGGTTTATGGTCCTGACTGGGCAGAAGGGCGCAAATTCAATCGACAAAGCGTACACTGCATCGGACAAGGCACACCTATTCTTACCAGACAACCTAACGGCTCATATACGTTAACATTTTCTGAGTCTACTCATTACGCTAACGAATATGGCTGGGCGTTTCAAGGCGACTACAAAGCCGTGCTTGCTGTAACGTATCGTGCAGGTCGAAAGGTTGAAAATGGTGATGTCACACTTCTAGACGTACGAGGCGGTATCTATCCTTATGACTTCATCAAATCAAGAAATAAGATAGAGATATAATAAATAACAACAACGAAGGATATCGATAACCATGACTTGGAGAAGAATACCCGGAAATCCACATTGGGAATTTAACGACGATAGTGCCAATGGCAAATATGGGAATATGAATGTCGTTGCGGGCATTAGAACTGATGGAATTAATCAGGTTTACGCACGTGTTCGCCGCGTTGGGGATTCAAGTGATTCGAATATTGGTGAGATTGCGGCTACATTTCACAATGCAAAAGCCGGTGTTATTGGTGTTCAGCAGTCTTCGTTTTATTTAAGTCAGCCAGTTTCCGGACCGGCTGAACCAACCTATAGTGTAACAGCTCCAGCTTCTATTGATGAAGGTTCTGCTGGAACTATGAATGTATCTACAACTAATGTTTCTAATGGTACGACATTGTATTGGACTGTAACAACACCTTCAGGCGGTGATTTCTCTACAGCTTCAGGTAACTTTACAATCAATAGTAATGCAGGGTCATTTACAGTAACGCCAGATGCTGATTCAACAACTGAAGGAAGTGAAACAGGAACAATTGAAATACGAACAGGAAGCATATCAGGTACAATTGTCGCAACAGACACGTTCACAATCAACGATACTTCTGTACCAACTGTAGAAATAGATTACTTGGTTGTTGCAGGAGGCGGCGCGGGTGGCGGCGGCACTTATCACGGAGCAGGAGGCGGTGCTGGAGGCTATAGAACAGGCAGCGCATTTGAGTTGTCTTTTGGGGTTACTTACACAGTTACTATAGGCGCTGGGGCTTCAGCGACAGCAGAGGGAGATGCAGGGGCTAATGGTTCTAATTCATTAATATCTGGCACAGGTGTATCAATAACTTCATCTGGTGGCGGTGGTGGTGGTAATTACAGCGCCTATTTAACTAATGACACTAGCACAAAGTTTGGTAACGGAAAAGACGGTGGATCAGGCGGTGGATCATCTCGTTCTACGGGTGGAGGTGTTGGCGATCCGGGTCTTGGAAATGATGGTGGATATTCTCCTTCTGAAGGAAATGATGGAGGAATTGGTCAAGACGCTCCACTTTATTATCGGTCTGGTGGGGGTGGAGGAGCAGGTTCTGCAGGCTCAAACGGTGGTGGCGGTACACAGGGTAATGGCGGTGACGGCGTTACATCAAACATAGAAGGGCCAGCTGTAACTTATGCTGGAGGCGGTGGAGGTGGAGCCTTTGACACCTCTGGAGGCTCAGGAGGAAGCGGCGTCGGTGGTGCAGGCGGTACTACTGGAAATGGCTTTGCTGGCACAGTTAACACCGGAGGCGGTGGTGGCGGGGCTCGATCTCATGTAGGTGCGACTGGAGGCGCTGGAGGTTCGGGGATTGTAATTATCAAGACCTTAGAAACAGCGACTGCTACAACAGGTTCACCAACTACAACTATTTTCGGCGGTTATAATATTTATAAATTTACCGGATCAGGGAGTATTACATTTTAATGGCACATTTTGCAGAAATTAACGAAAACAACGAAGTTATTAGAGTAATTGTTGTTGCTAATGAAGAACTTCTTGATGGAAATGGTGATGAACAAGAATCATTGGGCGTGGCTTTTTGTAGTCAGTTGTTTGGCGGCACTTGGAAACAAACTAGTTACAACAATAACTTTAGAGGAAACTATGCTGGAATCGGTTATACTTATGATTCGGATCTAGATGCGTTTATACCACAACAACCGTTTTCATCGTGGACACTGAATACCGATACTTATCAATGGGAGGCGCCTACACCAAGACCTTCGTCAGAAGACGGCACCATGTACTTGTGGAACGAAAGTGATTTGTCTTGGCAATTAGTCTAGAGAGGAAAAAGGTCGAAATTTAATGTCAGATGAAAAGACAACACTAACAGATTTTTTCAAAGCGATTGCCGAAGAGAAAAAGAAAAGCGGCACAGCACCTATCGTTGAAGAAAAAATTGTCGATGACACGCCAGCTGGTATGAACGATTATCTTTCTGCACTGAAAGGTGATAGATCGTTTATTCCTGAAATGTTACCTGAGTCGCCTGTCGCTCCTGTCCAGAAGCCAATCAAAGAGCAAGAAGATTATCTAAACAAGGTCGATCTTCGCAGTAACTATGTCACACAAGAAGACTTGAATAGTCATTACAAGACTTTTGTTGAGCGAGTGCAGAAGCAACTGACTTCGCTTGGCGGTGGTGGTGAAAAAGAGTTTCGTTATCTTGATGATGTGAATCGTAACACAATGACAGGCAACAACAATAACTGGTTGCTTGAATACGATGCGAACACTCAGACAGTTCAGTTCACAACTGATCCTGGTCCTGTCAACACACTTAAGTTTGATCGCAATCACACACAAGAAGAATTCCCTGAAGTGGGGCAATTGAGCTGGAGTGAACAAGATCAGACTTTGAATCTGCAACATCCCAACGGTGTGACTCAGCAAATTGGTCAAGAGTCGTATGCATATGTTCGCAATAAAACTGGCTCGACGATTCTAAACGGCACTGCTGTTCGATTTGCAGGCGCAGAACAAAACGGCACTGCACGATTACTTGTCGAACCTTTTCAAGCCAACAACGAGTTTCCTAGTTTTTATGGATTAGGCATTGCTACAGAAGATATCGCTGACAGTGCTGATGGTCGAATAACAGTATGGGGTAAAGTCCGTGATGTAAACACCTCTGCATTTAATGTCGGTGATATTCTGTATGTAAGCCCAACAGTGTCGGGCGGTTTAACAAATGTCAAGCCAACAGCACCTGACAATGTAAATCCAATGGGGTCTGTTCTTCGTGTTGACTCGTCGCAAGGCGAAATCTTTGTTCGCCCTAACTATGAACAACAAAAGAACTATGGCAACTTTGTTAGTGACTCTGATCAAAATATGCTGTTGGCTAACACAGCCCAACCTATAAGATTGTCAACAGATTTACGTGCGCAACAGATGCAGTATCTAGACAGTGATAGATCAAAAATTCAAGTATTTCAATCTGGTCTCTATGCAGTTACGGTAAATGCACAGGTAACTTCAACTAACAGTTCATCTAAAAATGTTTACTTTTGGCTACGTAAAAACGACTCCGATTTGACTGGTACAACACGTCTTGTCACTATTGTGGGAAATGCTGTTTTCACAACATTTGCTTCGACAAACACAGTTTCTCTGGACGCAAACGACACGATAAGACATATGTGGGCAAGTACAGACGCAACGGTCACTTTACAGGCGGTACCTGCAACAGCATTCGCACCGTCATCGCCATCGGTTAAGATAGACGTTACTCAGGCGGCACTATAATGAACTTTCTAGAATTTATTACTGAGCAGAAAAACACTCACATGACTCACATTGAGGATAAGGTGCTGTACGGTGGTGTCGATGGGACTCGGCAAGCAATCTTCGCTCTGCGTGATCTTCGGAACATGCTTGGCGGTAAGAAAGAGGGTCGAGTGTCCATGAAGTGGGACGGCGCGCCAGCTATCTTTGCTGGCACTGATCCACGTGATGGTAAATTCTTTGTAGCGAAGAAAGGAATCTTCAATAAAAATCCGAAGGTCTACAAGACTGAGGCTGATGTTGATGCAGACACTTCAGGCGACCTTGCAACTAAACTAAAGGATGCACTACGGTATTTACCCGCATTAGGGATTGAAGGCGTGATCCAAGGAGACTTTCTCTTTGGGCAAGGTGATGTTCAACGAGAAACAATCGATGGAGAATCCTATGTTACGTTTCACCCTAATACTCTTGTATATGCTATTCCCGTTAAAATGGCTTCTGCTGTTCTGAACGCTAAAATCGGGATTGTATGGCATACTACATATACAGGCAATAGCTTCGAAACGATGCGAGCATCGTACGGAGTTGATGTAAGTAAATTGAATCCATCCACTAAAGTATGGTCACAGGATGCAATGCTACGTGACGTTCGCAATGCGACTCTGACTAAACGAGAAACGGAGCAAATAAATGAATATCTTTCGCAAATTGGTAAATTGTTTAACGGGATCTCGGGCACAACCCTCAGAGCCCTCGAAGCCAACCAGTCCCTCGCCCAGCACATCGAGCAGTTCAACAACACCTACGTCCGAGCCGGAAGTCAAATCAAAGACACCCGCGCCCACACGGAAAAGCTCATCCGCTGGATCAAAAACAAGTACCAAAAAGAAATCGACAGCCGCAAAACCCCGCGCGGCAAAGCCACGCAAAAAGCGAAGCGCGACGACCTCCTCAAGTTCTTCAGCAACAAAAACAAAGCAAACTTAGTTAAGATGTTTGAACTACAAAAATTAATTGTAGTTGTCAAACTAAAACTTATAAATAAGTTAAACAGACTCAGTAGTCTTGAAACTTTTGTGAAAACTCGCAACGGGTTCAAGACTACTGGTCAAGAAGGTTATGTAGCAATTGACACACTTGGTGGTGACGCAGTGAAATTGGTTGATAGGCTAGAGTTTAGCTATAACAACTTTTCACCCGATATATTAAAGGGATGGGACAAACCAACGAGAAACTAGTATGTTAAGTTTTAAAGATTTTCTAACAGTTGACTACACGCCTGGCATGCCAGAAGAAATCTCATACGCCGCTATGAAGCGTAAGAGAGGACGTATTGGCGAAGACGTAGACGAAGCGTTGAACTTTCAACAGCGCCGCGCACGTGCCAGAGCGATGAAGAAGAATAAAGCAAAGATTGCCATGGGCAGAAGGAGAGCGGCTAGAAAAGCGGCAGATCCTAAACGTCTTATGAAACGCGCCCGCAAAGCCGCAATCAACACCCTGTTCAAGAAACTAGCAAAGGGTCAGACTCGATCTGATTTACCTGCTGGTCGTCGCCAAGAAATTGAAAAGCGCATCGAAAAGATGAAGCCGAGAGTCGATAAGATTGCTCGCAAGATGTTGCCTCAAATTCGTAAAATGGAAAAAGAACGTAGAATGGGTGGTTCAGATAAGAAATGAGTTTTCCGTCTTTTAAAGATTATCTCGTTGAAGAGCAACGCGAGGTATTTTTCACATTCGGTAGGATGAATCCGCCGACAATCGGACATGGCAAACTGTTAAAGGTCATGGCTACAAAGGCAGGCAAGAATCCCTATAAAGTTTACTTGTCACAGTCAAGTGATGCCAAAAAGAATCCTCTCACTTACGAACAGAAAATTAAGCACGTTCGTAAGATGTTCCCAAAACAGGCACGTAACGTAATCATGGATAAGAAACTTCGAAACGTATTCGAAGTCGCGACTAGTCTCTACGATCAAGGCTTTAATCGCATTACCATGGTTGTCGGTGCTGATCGTATTACCGAATTCAAAACGCTTCTAGAAAAGTACAACGGTGAGAAAGCGCGACATGGTTTCTATAACTTTGAGCGCATCACTGTAGTCTCTGCTGGTGAGCGAGATCCAGATGCCGATGACGTGACAGGCATGTCTGCATCAAAGCAACGTGAAAATGCTAAGAATAATGATTTCACAACGTTCGCACAAGGTGTGCCATCTACAATGAGTAGCCGTGATGCGAAAAAACTGTTTAATGATGTACGCTCTGGTATGGGCTTAAAAGAAATGACTCAGTTCAAGAATCACGTTGAACTTGAGCCCGTATCTGACATGCGAGAAAAATTTATTGAAGGAGTATTGTTTAATGAAGGCGATCAAGTTATGGTCAAAGAAACTGGTGAAATGGGTCGTGTCTCACGCCTTGGTACCAATTATCTTATTCTCGATATGGCTGATGGCAGTTTCTCTCGCAGATGGATTACGGACGTTGAACTAATCGATGAAGCAGGTTGGGGCGGAAGTGGTCTCATGCGGGATCTCATGCCTCAAGTTGATGCCTTTCTTGATCGCACAATCAACAAAAAGAAGTACAAGTTTGCGATACGTACGTTTCTAGACCTACGCAAAAAGAATCCAGGCGATGCTAGAAACAATCTTATCAAGACCGCTAAGATGACGGATACTGACGTTCGTACACTTGACAAAATGTTTCGTCAGATGGTCAAGAAGGGCATCATGCCTAAGCACCTAGTCAACTATCAGCCAACGTTCGCTGAGGGTAAGACAGACAACTGGTACAAAGATCAGCCCGAATGGGGAACACCCGCCGCTACTAAGAAAGCAAAGAAGAATATCGCTGGTCAAGAAAAAGCTGACGTAAAAGAAATACGCGGCGACGAAGTAGATGCGGCAAAGCAACGTATCTCATTCGACAAAAGACAAGATCGACAACAAGATCGCCGAGAGCGAGATCGCAAAGAGCGTGAGTACGATAAGGTGCTTGATCGTGCGCGACTTGCTAGGGCTCGACGCAAAAATCGCCAAACAACCCGAGTTGTATAAATAATGAAAACGCCTCAAGACAAAGACATTAAAGATCGTAAAGGTACACAGCCCAAGCACTATCATAAGGGTCTGTCTAAGGCGACAAAGGTTGCGAGGGATCGTCACTTCAAAAAGGGTGCGAAGATGGACGATGATAACCCAGCGGCTTATAAGCCAGCGCCTGGCGATGCGGACGCAAAAACAAAGCCTTCGAAGTATACGAAAGCTATAAAAAAGATGTACGGAGAACAAATGAAATTTAAAAATCATGTGATCAACGAAGACGCACTGACTGACAAAGCAAAGAAGTCGGGCATCTCACGTTCTGTTCTCAAAAAAGTTTACGACCGAGGTGTTGCGGCATGGCGTACAGGTCATCGACCTGGTACTACTCCTCAGCAATGGGGACACGCTAGAGTCAACGCTTTTATTGTTAAAAAGAAAAAGGGTGGATTAAACCACGATAAGGACTTAGCGTGAAATCATTAAAAGACCTAAGAGAAGCAGTATCGCCTGCACAGCAAGCCGCTATCGCTATTGCGAAGAAAAAGAAAGGCGAAAAGCCTTTGAATGAAAAAGACCCTTGCTGGGATACTCACAAACAAGTGGGCATGAAGAAGAAAGGCGACAAGATGGTGCCTAACTGTGTGCCTAAAGAAAGCACGAACGAAAAGTTCGATGTTAAGTATGCTAAGTCCAAGCGCGGACCTATCAGTGTTCGCTCATTCGATTCTGCAAATGATGCTAAGAAGTTTCTTGATAGTATGAGAAAGCAAGGCTTTAACGGTATTATCTCTAAGAAAGGTCAACCCGTATCGATGCAACGCATGAAAGACATGCAAAAGGAGTCGGTTGACGAAGCGATGTCATTGGCTGACATTCGCCGTAAGAAAGAACGCGAAGAGCGTAGAGAAAGAGATGGCAAAAAGCGTTATGATCCATTAGGTGACATTCGCCGTAAGAAAGAACGCGAAGACAGACGCAAGCGCGATCATGGTGACGAAACTCGATCACAAAGAATGAATCGTAAAGTCTACGGTAACATGATGGGTGGTCTTAAGAAAGAAGAAGTAGAAGTTAATGAAGCACCAGGTAAGTATTCGCGCCGCGGAGACAAAGAGCTATATCAATGGGGTGATATTAATCAAGCATTAATGGCTGTAGGTATAAGGACAGCACAAATTGCTAATGTTCTGACTAAGCTTTCAAAGAAAGAAGTAGGCATCAACGAAGCGCCGGGCAAATACAGTAGACGCGGCGACAAAGAAATGTATCAATGGGGTGATATTAATCAAGCATTAATGTCTGTAGGTATGAGACCACCGCAAATTGCTAATGTTCTGACTAAGCTTTCAAAGAAAGAAGTGAGTGTTAAAGAAGATTTAGATGAAGCAATTGATTTCTTCAAGGTCGCAAAAGAATTTGAACAGTACGCAAGAAAACATGGTGGTATCGACAAGAAAGACTTTATGAAGGTCGGTGCGTTTGTTCGTCAACTTGGTAGAGAGTCTGACGTAAACAAGCAAGACAAGACGTTCATTCAAATGAAACACTTTATTGACAAAATGGATACAGACCCTCGTGACGGTGTAATTACTATATTCAAAAAGAACGGAATGGTTAAGAACAACCGTTTAGTGCGCGAAGGTCTTGAAGAAAAGGCTGTATCAAAAGCACAGCAGAAGTTTTTTGGCATGGTGCGAGCAAAGCAGAAGGGCGAGATGGACGATGCATCTCCTGAAGTAGCAAAAGCCGCTAAGTCTATGTCAAAGAAAGACGTAAAAGATTTTGCGAAGACCAAGCACAAAGGTCTGCCCGACAAAGTTGATGAAGTCAACAAAGCACATAACACCATGTTTAAAGCCGCGTTCAGAAAGAAAGAAGCAGAACGTGAAAAAGCTGAAAGAGAGAAGCGACTGAGAGCTAAGGGCTGGGTCAGAAATGATCGTGGCGGTATGTCAAAGGTCAAAGAGTCGACCGAACTAGCTGAATTCTCTGATGCCCAGTTGCAACAACTCAAGAAGGCATACGCTGATCTTGAAAAGATCAACGTGACATCGCCTACTTACAAAAAGCTGAAGGCTATGATTGCACGTATGGACAAAGCCGCACTTGAAAAAGTCGCTCGTGCAAAGGTTAGATTCGTGTCTCAGATTGCGGCACGTGAACTCGCCGCTAAAGGCGTCAAGTTGAAAGCAAGCGAGTATATGGAATCGAAATGAAAACGTTTAAGAACCTAAGGCTGAAAGAAGATAAAGACCCCAATGAGTATGATCAAGAAGGGGAAATGGCGAAGACTCAACTCAAGACTATCGTGCGAAATGCGCAAGACTTGATGAAGATGTTGGGCGACGATGACAATCTTCCAGAATGGGTTCAAAACAAAATTACGAAAGCGAACGACTACCTTGATAGCGCAACTGACTATCTAAAGTCGAATGGGGACGAAGATGAAGAAGTTTAAAGATCATCGAGCAGACGAAATCGATTGTACTTGTGAGTCAATGTACGAAGACCTCGTGCAGGAAGCCGCTGAGTACCAAGGCAAGAAAGTGAAGCTGAACGATCCATTTCGTACGCCTGGTGGTCCTAGAAAGTTCTCTGTCTACGTTAAAAACGAAAAAGGTAATGTAGTGAAAGTTAACTTCGGTGATCCTAAAATGGAGATTAAGCGTGACGATCCCGGGCGAAGAAAAAGTTTTAGGGCTAGGCATAACTGCGATAATCCTGGTCCAAAATGGAAAGCAAGATACTGGTCTTGCTATCAATGGCGTGGGGGAGCAAAGGTAGACAATTAAGTCTACTGCGGTAATAAATCGAATGGGAGCACTGAACTAAAATGGCTACTACAAAGGAGCTTATCGAAGGACTCGATAACAAAATTGATAAGCACATCATTGATACTGCGGATCATGAAGCGCGAATGGCGGCTATTGAAAGGCACATGGAGAAACTCACCGAGGCAGTTGTCATGATTGCGAAGGTTGAAGAAAAGATCAATGTGCTAGAAGAGCGCCGTGAAGAGCAACACGAAAGAATAAATAGAATATCGTTGAAAACCGACGATATGTCAAAAGATATTTCATCCTTAGTTGAGAAAGTCAACTTGGGTATGAAAGTAAGCTGGCTAGTTATTGCAGTCTTTATTACTGCGATTGCCACACAAATAGGTCTACCCACTTAAACGGAGAAAGCAATGAATCCCTCGTATATCAGAAAAATGGCAGAACTGTGGGCCGAAGTAACAGAAAAGAAAAAGATGGATCCTGTCGGTAAAGCTGATGCTGACATCGACAACGATGGTGATGTTGATTCTTCGGACGAGTATTTGCACAAGCGCCGAAAGGCTATTAAAAAGGCCATGAAAGATGAGTCTGCTGACATGGACACGAAAGAAGTCGATAAAGCACTCAGTCACGATTGCGCCAAGCACGTAACTTCAGAGCAATGGGGTTTCGGAGAGTGTATCTCTGGACAACATACGCTCGTTGAAAACGAAGACGGCACTGCTACTGTCACTCACTATGACGTGATGTTTGAGCATGGCGTCGAGTTTGACGTTCCTGTCGAAGACCTTGACATTCTTGTGTCTGAGTCTCACAAGCACACTGCTAAGAAAAAAATGAAAGAGTCGAAGCAACCCAATCAGTCTGGTGCTAAAGCTGAGACTATGAAAGACAAGCGCAAGGGCAAAGCGGCTGACGATATGGCAAAAGACCATGATGCAGATAATCCTAATCTTGAAAAAGATGATGCGCAAGGTCACGAAGATGCGACTAAAGCTGGTCGTGCTGTAAAGGGTCAAGCACCTGCACGTCCTGGCGAAAAGCGCATGGGCGACACAAAGATTGTTAATCCTGTCAAGGGTGCAGTAACAACTACTACTGGTAAGGAGGGCTAAATGGCTATCAAAACCCCACCTTGGGCTCCCAAGGGCACTGAACCAACTGCGAAGGGCTGGATGGCTCCTAGCGGTGAGGTTGTAAAGAAGCAGAAATTTACTGCTGATCAAATCGCTGAGTGGCACGGTGAGCAAGCAATGGCATCTAAGCCAGCTCCTAAGCCAAAGAAGCAGACGTTGCATGAAGCGCCTGTTGTTGAAACCGTCATTGACGAAGCTACTGAAGAATTTCATTATGGAGACGACGATACTGAAACTGTAGAGGAGTGATTTAAATGGCCGAAGAAAAAGAAGAAAAGAAATCAGGCTATCACCCCGCAGACACAAACGGCGACGGACATGTTTCTGAAGAAGAACATGCAATGTATATGGAGTTTAAGCGAAAGGAACTAGAAGATGCTGACGCAATGCGAGATGCGCAACGAAGCATGACATGGTTCGCTCTGTTTGGTCTACTGCTTTATCCGTTTGCAGTAGTCCTCGCAGACTGGATTGGTCTTGATCAAGCGTCTAAAATTCTAGGTGATATGGCGGCTACATACTTCGTATCTGTTGCGGCTATCGTAGCGGCATTCTTTGGGGGTCAAGCGTACTCTGCTAAGAAATGATCGTAACTTTCATTAACTAAAAGAAGCCCGCATTTTCGCGGGCTTTTTTATACATAGATAAAACAGACTCTCACTACGAATTTACAAGGTAAAAATGCAACTATTTAATGAGATCAATGAAGACAACTTTCTTCTATTTGCGGCAAAAAACTATTATAATCCTAGATGCATCGACGCAGAAGAACTCTACGAAGACCTTAAGAGATTCAAGTATCTGAAACGTCTGATCAAAAGATATCAAGATGGCGGCAAGTTGGCTGTAAACTTGATCATGAATCATCTTGTGGTCATTTTTAATGTGTTCGGTGTTGAAGCTGGTCTGAAAATGCTTGAATTTAAATTGACTAGCACAGACGATTTAGTTGTAGTCAAGCCGTTTTTGATTTATTTGAACGCCATAACAAATGATAAATATACTGGCATACCAATGGACAATCATGTCATTGAAGAACTGAGGAAAATATAGTGTCACTAGCAACACGAGCAGGCGATATTTATTATTCGTTTCGATTTGTAAAACTGCTGACCACTCCATGGTCAGAGACAGACGCCTACAAACTAGGCATCATTGATGAGAACGGCAAGCGCGATAAGTCCGTCAAGTTAGACAACGACGAAAAGAAGACCGCATATTCTACGTTCATTCGTCTTGTGTTTAATATCAAAAGATTACTAGAAAAAATTCCTGGCGGCAGAAATACTGTCGCATCATACGCCGCGGCTCTTTTTCTTTTGAGAGAAAAGTATCAGTTGTCAGATAAAAGTATTGACAAAATTCTAAAACAGTGTAAAATAGATCCGCTAGACTTAATGGCTGAGTCTTCTACATGGTACGTGTTAGATGACGGGCAACTGTCACCCGGAGTGTATCGATTACGCGAAGATCGAGTAACTTCACAAGACCTCGACGTTAACGCAAAAGACACCGTTCGTGTTTTGCCCGAGGCATATCCTGTTGGTGACATGCTTGGCTTGCATGTCTACGAAGCGATTCATATAAATACTAATCAGCCTCTATATGTGACAGTCGGAGAACTATACAAGTGAAGACGTTCAAACAATTCAACGAAGAGCCCACAATGACCACTGGTCCTAAAATCGCAGGCACTTCGCCAGGAGATCCAGCAGACTGGATGCACGGCAAGAAAAAGAAGCGTCGACCATTGACTCGTCATTATGTAGAGATCGCAGGTAAGTTTAAAAAGCAATCAAAATGATTCGAATACTGCCCGTTCTGTTATTGTCAGGATGTGCAGTTGGCTGGTCTCCGAGTATAATCAGAGACGAAATGCCAAACGAGACTGTACTGTATACTGTCAGTGTGTCTGGCTCGTATCCAAAAGTGCAGTTCATGAACGCAGATGAGTGGAACGAATACAGAGAACTACCACCATTTGCGCAAGATAAAATGATGGAGTATTACAAACAACGCGAAAAAGATCGAGAGCGTTGGACAGAACTTCTGAATTGTTGGATTCAGGTACCGCCTGATTTGGAGTGTCAATAAATGTTTGCATTAATTAAAATGCTGCCTCTGCTGTTAGTCTTAGGAGGTGGCGCGTATGGTTATCATACGTACACGGTGAATGGACTAGAAAGTACGATTGCACAAAAAGACGCCGCAATCGTTATTCTTGAAACGAATCAGCAGAAGTTGATTGAAGCAGAAGAAAAGAATCGCGCGGCAATGGAGAGCCTGCAACAGAATCTTGAAAAGCAACGCGAAGCGTTTACCAATCTTTCGTCTCAACACGCACAATTAGCCAAAGAACGTGACGAATACATGTCGGTGTTTCGTAGACATGACCTCACGAAACTGGCGCGTCTTAAGCCTGGCTTAATCGAGCCTCGCATCAATAATGGCACGGAACAAGTATTCCGTCAAGTAGAAGCAGATAGTCGAGAAGTAGATCAACTTGACGATGAGGTGACAGATGAAAGCACTAACTAGTATTCTATTGATAGCCTTACTCTCGGGCTGTTCTACACTTTCAAATTTCGGCTGGGGCAAGAAAGCAGAACCAGAGCCTCTGCCACCAAAGATTGTTACTGTGACTGAAACGGTGCCACTAGAGATTTATCAGCCGCCGATGCCACAAGAAATCTCTTTAGAAAATGTCAAATTCTTTGTCATCACCAAAAAGAACCTTGACGAACAGATTGAAAAAATTGAAAAGCTTCTAGGTGGAGATTTCGTTGTCTTCGCCTTGACTCCGCAAAGCTATGAGAACATGGCATATAATCTTCAAGAGATTCGTCGTTATGTCCGTCAGCAGAAAGAAATCATCATCTACTATCGTGAGGCTACGACAGAAGAGGTGGGTACAACTGCTGAAGACTGGCTTGAAAAAAACGAAGAAGTTATCGAAGACCAGCAACAATCTAATTGACATACGCACTACATATAGTGTATCATGTATGAATCATAACGCTGTCTAATGGGTCACGAATGACTCACTAGAATCTTGTACGCTTTAAAAAGAGTAAAACGAATGTCGCTAAAAATTGACAAGTCCCGAGACGCCCTTCTAGAAGACTATGCTGTCGGGATGCTCAAAGATTTTTATCTTAATGATTATGAAACATCGCCTCAAGAAGGCTATATGCGCGCCGCAAAAGCGTGGTCCACTTACAAGGAAGAAATGGATGAAGAACTCGCTCAGAGACTCTATGAGTATGTTAGTAAAAAATGGTTTATGTTTGCGTCTCCCGTTCTCTCAAACGCACCGAACGGTCATGGCAAGGGTAAGGGAATGCCTATCTCTTGTTTTCTCACGTATGTACCTGATACCCTTGACGGGCTTATTAATCATAGTTCTGAGTTACGTTGGCTTAGTGTTCTGGGCGGTGGGGTCGGAGGTCACTGGTCAGACGTGCGAACCGTGTCAGATATTGCTCCCGGTCCTATCCCGTTCTTACACACTGTAGACGCAGACATGATTGCGTATCGGCAGGGCAAGACTCGCAAGGGTTCCTATGCCGCATACATGGATGTGTCGCATCCCGATATCGTCGAGTTTTTGAACATTCGTATTCCTACGGGCGATGTACAGCGCAAGGCGCTCAATCTACACAACGCAATCAACATCACAGACGAATTCATGGAAGCAGTAGTCAACAACACTGAGTTTGATCTGCGTGATCCAAAAGATGGTGCTGTGAAAGAATCGATTAATGCGCGTAAGTTGTGGGAACGAATTCTTGAAATTCGTTTTCGAACTGGCGAGCCGTATCTGAACTTCATCGATACTGCAAACAACGCATTGCCGCAAGCACTCAAAGACTTAGGACTGAAGATTCATGGTTCTAATCTTTGTAACGAAATTCACCTACCGACAAGTGCTGATCGTACTGCGGTCTGTTGTCTGTCGAGTCTAAACTTGGAATACTACGATGAATGGAAAGACACACCTATTGTTAGGGATCTTATTAGGATGCTCGATAACGTACTTGAGTACTTTATTAACGAAGCACCTGACACAATCTCCAGAGCAAAGTATAGTGCGCAACGAGAACGTTCCATCGGGCTGGGAGCAATGGGATTTCACTCGCTCTTACAGAAGCACGGAGTCGCATGGGAATCAGACAAAGCCAGTGAAATCAATAACGTTGTATTTGAACACATCAAGTCTGAAGCAGATGCAGAAACAAAAGTGTTGGCAGAGCAACGCGGTGAGTACGCGGATGGATCTGGAACTGAAAGACGGAATGCACATCTCTTGGCAATCGCGCCTAATGCTTCCTCCGGAGTTATCTTGTCAACAAGCCCCTCTATTGAACCCGCAAAAGCAAATGCCTATACTCACAGAACGCGAGCAGGTAGCTTCCTTGTAAAGAATCGATATCTTGACAAGTTGCTAACTGAGAAGGGCGAGAATAACGAATCGACGTGGACATCTATCATCACACAGAAAGGCTCTGTTCAGCATCTACCGTTTCTTACTGAAGGTGAAAAGGCAGTGTTTAAGACTGCACAAGAACTAGATCAGACATGGGTTGTACAACACGCCGCTGATCGACAGAGATATATCTGTCAGGGTCAATCAGTCAATCTGTTCTTTCCTGCGGGCGCACAGAAATCATATGTAAACAAGGTGCATATCAAAGCATGGAAAGAAGGTCTCAAGGGTCTGTATTATCTGCGCACTGAAGCGAAGTCTCGTGCAGAAAACGTTTCTGAAAAAGTCGAACGAGTTGCACTGCAAGACGATAACCGTACGATTGTTTATTCTAAAAAGAATTGTCCGTGGTGTGCACTTGCAATGGAAGAACTCAAGTTGCGAGGCATTCCGTTCGACAAGATCGATCTTGAAGAGATTGGCAAGACTGCGGCTGAGGTAACTGGACGTAAAGTCAATACTGTACCACAAATTTATATCGAGGGCAACTATGTCGGTGGCTATGAAGAACTCATGAAGCACTTTGACAAAGCACCTCTAACTACTGAAGACGATGAATGTAAAGCTTGCGAGGGCTAAATTATGAAATACTATCGTGTTGAACCTGCAATGAAGAAGTCAGTCGTAGAGACTGAAGTTTATGAGCGTGAAGATGGTCTTCGACTATCTGTTGAAGTTGGTTGGCGATGGGGTGAATTTGTTATTCACGTGCCAGAGACTGACGAAGAGTTGCAGTACTGGCTTGACAATCGCTGGGGAATCACCAAAGAAGAGTATGACGAAGATCCTGATTGTTATCCTCTTGTTCCAGATCCTGACGATGATGACACGCTTGAACTAGAAGACTGGGAGCATGAGATGCTTTCGACTTGGGATGGCTGTTGGGAAGACTATAATGTCTATGCACCGTACAACTGGGACAAAGAACTCGACGATGATGAGCGAGACGAAATTCTAGAGTATTTAAGTGAAGAAGGTTCTACTGCACTGTGGGAAGAATACGACGAAGGTCATGTTATGCATGGCTGGAACAGTGTCGATTGCTCTTCAGTGATATATAATGGTTATACCATTGTAGAGTGTGACGAACACGGAAATCCACTAGAGGAAGAATGAACCACTTAGAAGAGAACAACGTAACTTATTTTGAGCATCTAAGATTTGCGTGGGGCGTTGCGTTTGTTCTCATCGTGCATGGACTGTTACCAAATGTTTGGAAAGACAAAGCATCGCATCTACTATGCGATAAGGAATAAATATGGCGTATTCAGAAAAGGTATTAGACCACTATGATAACCCAAGAAACGTTGGAAAGCTTGATGAGCAGGATGAAGCCGTGGGAACAGGCATGGTTGGCGCTCCTGCTTGCGGAGATGTCATGCGGTTGCAAATCAAAGTATCGGATGACGGAGTTATTGAAGACGCTAAATTCAAAACTTATGGATGTGGATCCGCAATTGCATCAAGTTCTCTTCTCACAGAATGGGTCAAAGGTAAAAACCTTGAGGAAGCTGGCGCAATCAAGAATACAGACCTCGCTGAAGAACTGGCACTACCGCCAGTAAAAATTCATTGTTCGGTACTAGCCGAAGACGCAATCAAAGCCGCAATACAAAACTATAGGGACAAAAAAGATGGCACTACTTGAGTTTAGTAAAACTTACAAACCGTTTAAATACCCATGGGCAGTAGACCTCGCAAAGAAACACGAAGAGATCCATTGGATCGAAGATGAAGCGGAGTTGAGTGAAGATGTCCAAGACTGGAAAACTAAACTCACCTCTGACGAAAAAGAATTTATCACCCAAGTGTTGCGGTTGTTTACTCAATCGGACGTTCAGGTGGGTGAGAATTATCACGAACTTCTCATCCCCAAGTTCAAAAATAACGAGGTGCGTAATATGCTTTCGTCTTTTGCGGGTCGAGAAGCGGTACACCAACGTGCGTATGCCCTTCTTAATGACACGCTTGGCCTTCCAGATGAAGAATACCATAAGTTCCTCGAATATAAAGAAATGGCGGATAAGGTTGACTTCATGAAAGAAGGCGACACGTCTACTCAGACTGGTCTTGCTCTCGCGCTCGCACAGTCCGTGTTCAACGAAGGCATGTCCCTATTCTCTTCGTTCGTGATGCTGTTAAACTTTCAACGTTTTGGGAAGATGAAGGGCATGGGCACTATCGTTGAGTGGTCGATTCGTGATGAAACTCTACACGTACAAGGCAACGCTAAGTTGTTCCGTACATTCTGCGACGAACATCCTCGTATCGTCAACGATGAATTGAAATCAAAAATTTATGAGATGGCTAAAAATGCAGTGGAACTTGAAGACAAATTTATCAATCTTGCGTTTCGTGGAAACGATGTGCAGGGTCTTACGAGAGACGAAGTACGAAAGTATATTCGTCATATTGCTGACCGTCGTTTGCTTCAACTTGGGCTCAAGCCTAAGTTCAGACAAAAAGACAATCCTCTTCCTTGGCTTGACTGGGTACTTAATGGAGCAAGCCATGACAACTTCTTTGAAAAGCGAGTCACTGAGTACTCAGTAGTTGGCATGGAAGGTGAATGGGGTTGGGACGAAGAAGAGCCTGAAGTTTGTGGTCTAGACGGCATGGGGTGCGCGGCATAATGGAAGAGTACGAGTATCATTTGGTGTGTTATTTCTGTGAAGCTAAAGTGATTCTCACTGTTTGTGACAGCGAAGAAAAGCCTCGCGCTTGCCCAATGTGTGGAACGGAATGTGAAACTGACTGGGAAGAATGAAACCACACTTTTCGATATTTGAAGGTGGGCACGATCCCAACTTCACCATTTTTGATCCCAACACTAAAAAGTTCTACATCTATGAGTTAGAACGAATTCTTGGCATCAAGAATTATCATATGAAAAGACCAGTGACGGCGGCTCGTCAAAAAGAATACTACGGTGCTGTTAGATTTGGTATGGATCATGCGCTACAGAATCATGGTATAGAAAATGATTTTCATTGGCTTTATCATAAATCGATAGCATACAATGAGTCTTTCTGGGATAGAGATCAGATTAAATGGAAACATTGTAAGTTAAATAGAGTCCACCACCATGATGCTCATGCGTGGTGCGGCTATGCACAATCACCCTTTGATAAATGTGCAGTCATATCTTGGGACGGTAAAGGTGATGACACCTCGTTTCGAACATGTGAGTTTAGCAAGTGGCATCAAAGACACGCGAGTAACCAATTCTATCAACACGCACAAGTGTATACTCGTGCTGGTCATCTCTGCAAGATATTTAAAGACACAGACACTCTAAGCATCGCTGGCAAGTTGATGGGACTGAGCGCCTATGGAGAAATGGATCAAGACTACTATGATTACTTCAGATGGCGTATGCGGTCAGGCTATGGTTATCATAAAACGAACGCATTGGATGCGGGGATTGATCTTGCATTCAATGAAGATTTTGCGTACAAAGTAGAATCGGTATACGAACATCGCAAAGCCTTTAATCTAGCATACACCGCACAAAAAGCCCTAGAAGATGATATTGTTGAGTGGATCGATAAACACTATATTCATACTATTCGCAACTACAACAACAACTTGATTCTTACGGGCGGCACTGCACTGAACGTTCTGGCTAATGAAAGAATCAAGCGAGCGTTTCCTGACATCAACGTCTATGTTCCACCTAACTGTGGCGACAGTGGTCAAAGTTTTGGTGCTATGATGTGGCATCTGACCGAAGAAGAAATCTTTCAAGAGAAAGTTCGATGCGAGTTTATGGGTCCTACTCTGTGGGACTACAAGCAAATTCCTTTGTACATTAAGAAGAGAGGTGCCACACAGATCACTGTATCTGACATTGCACAATTGCTCAGAGAGCAAAAGATTATTGGCATCTGTCAGGGCAACATGGAGTGTGGACCTCGCGCATTAGGCAATCGTTCTATTTTATGTGATGCGTCAAATCTACATGCAAAAGATATTCTGAATGCGAAGGTCAAGTTTAGAGAATGGTTCAGACCATTCGCTCCTGTCTGCAAGAAAGAAGACGCACACAAATATTTCTATTCACCTACTTTCGATAATATGGAAATGATGCAGTTTATTGCAGATGTGAAGCCAGAATATCGAAAAGAATTTCCTGCAATTACACACATTGATAATACAGCCAGACTACAAGTAGTCACGCCTGAATTCAACGAACCACTATATAATATCTTAAATGCGTTCGATGGAGTTTTGATCAACACGTCATTCAATGTTCAAGGCAAGCCCATACTAAATAGTATGAAAGAGGCAATGAACGTACTTGACAATACAGGACTCGATCACGTGGTTGTTGAATATGAAGGTGACTACTGGCTGTTTTAATGTGGTATTATAGAAATCTAGAATACAATCCAAGTGAAGATGACCTGCAAGAATATGTGGGCTTTGTCTATCGAATCACTGAACGTGATACCGATAAGAAGTATATCGGTAAAAAGTTTTTCTGGGCAACAAGAAAGTTGCCACCTCTGAAAGGTCAGAAACGAAAGCGCACTAAGCGTACGATTTCAGACTGGCAAAATTACTTCGGCAGTTCCGAAGAACTCAAGCAACTTGTAGAAAAGAAAGGTCACGATGCTTACCACCGAGAAATACTTCGGCTGTGTAAGACTAAGGGCGAATGTTCTTACTACGAAGCCAAGCTACAGTTCGAATACGATGTATTGCTTCGTGACGATTATTACAATGAGTTTATAGGTTGTAAAATTCACTCAAAACACTTGAAGAGAGACGATGGGCAATATAGCGGCGGCACACTGGGGTCATGATTCCGCAATTTGTTTTTATAAGGCTGACACTCAAACATTTCACACAGTTGAAATGGAAAAGCTGTCAGGCATAAAGCATTTTCGTGGTCACGGTAGACACGATCAAACAGTTTACTGGCTAAAAAAAGTTTTAAAGGTTGTTGAAGAAGAGTTTGGTATCGAAAATGATTTCGATACATTTATCATAGGCTCTGATTGGCAATATCTCGATGCTGATACCTGGGCAGAAAATGATCAGATTGATTCTGGACTAAAGGTTCATCCCAAACACGTTAGAGAAGTCTTTAATGTAAAGGAATTTAAAGTTGCTTATAGACATCATGCAGGACACGCATGGTGCGGAATAGCACAGTCACAGTGGGCTAATGAAAAGTGCGCCGTGTTTACGCACGATGCTGGTGGTGATGATGGTCACACCTTTCTTTGGAAATACTCGCCTACCAATAATATATTAGTATCAAAACAAACCCCGCAGTGGCAGATACCTGAACATAGAACATTTTTCGGTCGATACTATACAGCCTCTTCGTGTCACGGTGTACATGCGATTGCCTCTAAAACAGAGCAGTCTTTAGATATTGCAGGTAAAGTAATGGGCGCGGCGGCTTATGGTGATAAAAGGTCTCCATGGTACATCGTTGGTCAAAGACTTTACAAAGAGGATCCTGAGACCGTCGAATGGATCAACCCAATGGCAAGATTCTTCAAGAGTTGGTATTTAATGACCCAAGAAGGATTAGAGAAAATGGGAATTCGTGGCTACAAGAGTGGAAAAGAATATCTCAATAAAGTCTTTGCAGAAACGCCTGAGTGCTTTAATCCATATGAATCGTGGACATCACCGATCGGTTTAACATGGGAAGAGCAAACCGACGTTGCACTAGGAATTCAAACACAGCACGAAAACGAAGTTCTGAACTTTCTCAAAAAGAATCGTGAATTTATTCGGCAGTGCGATGACAAACTGATTGTGTCTGGTGGCTGTGCACTGAATGTTCTAGTAAACAAGAGAATACAAGAAGAGCTAGGACTTGAAGTCTTTGTACCTCCGAACGTTCATGATTGCGGTCTGCCGTTTGGATTTCTTGTCCAGCATCTCGCAGAAATTGGCATCGATGCGTGGAAAGGAGTAGATATTACATACTCTGGATCAAGGCTTCATGACAGGCACGAACTCGACACATACAAAGAAAAATATCACCATGAAGAGATTACTATTTCAGACTTGGCAAAAATTCTAAAGAACGATGACATTATTGGCTTCATACAAGGTGGTGGTGAAGTAGGCGCTAGGGCTTTAGGAAATCGCTCTATCATCTGTGATCCAAAAGGTCATGACAAGAAAGACAAAGTGAATATCGTAAAGAAACGAGAGCCGTATCGCCCGTTTGCTCCTATGTGCCGCAAAGAAGATGCTGAAAAATATTTTGAGGCTAGTGACTACAACAACTTAGCCTTCATGAATTTTGCTGTGATGACTCGACCAGAATATACAGAACAACTAGCGGCTGTAACTCATGCAGACGGAACAGCCCGATTGCAAACGGTGACACGAGAGCAGAACAAGTTCATACATGATCTGTTAACAGAGTTTGACGGTGTTTTATTGAACACATCTTTTAATGTCCAAGGCAAGCCAATACTAAATACATTAGAAGAAGCATTTACTGTGCTAGACAGGACAGCCTTAGACGGTGTGGCATACTTAGATGATGATGAAAAACTATGGCTGTTCACGTCTAAAAAAGCATAAATAACTTAATAACTCAATCGATGTGGTAGCTCATGCTCAAGTTTTCTAATTTCATTCAACAACTCGACGAAGGCGTCAACGATCCCGCAATCTTCAAAGCTATCTTTCTCGCGGGTGGTCCTGGCTCTGGTAAGTCATTTATCGTAGGCAAGACTGGTCTGACTTCTATGGGATACAGAGTTGTAAACTCTGACGATGCATTTGAAGCGGCTATGAAGAAAGCTGGCATGGAGATGAGTCCTGACAATATCTTTTCTGTCAAGGGTCAAGAACTGCGCGGTAAAGCAAAGCGTCTTACATCAACAAGACAGGCTGGTTACATCAAAGGTCGTCTTGGTCTTGTAATTGACGGCACTGGTAAAGATCCAGACAAGATCGCTACACAAGCACAGAAACTCAAAGCACTTGGCTATGACACGGCGATGATCTTTGTCAACACTGATATGGACACAGCACTTGAGCGGAATCGTCAACGCGAGCGGTCACTGCCAGACAAAGAAGTAGAAGAGTACTGGAAAGCTGTCCAACGCAATGTGGGCAAGTTTCAACGTATGTTCGGTAAGCCAAACTTTCTTGTAGTAGACAACTCAAAGGGTAAAAACTACGAGAAAGAAACGCTACGCGCTTATCGTGACGCAACTAAGTTCACTCAAAAGCCTGTGGAGAATGCCAAGGCGAAGAAGTGGATCGAAGACGAAAAGGCAAAAGCAAGAAGAACTTGACAAAACCGATTTAAACGTGTACAATAAATCTGTGCGCGTCCGGGTAAGAATATACTATATAAGGTGAATTATTATGGCAGTTTCTACCAAGAGAATGGAAGTATTTGAGATACTTGAAAGATTCGAAAAAGCTAAGAACAAGCAAGAGCGAGTAAAAGTATTGAAAGAAAATGAAATCATGCCTCTACTGGATGTATTAAGAGGCACATTCGATGAAGCTATTCAATGGAATCTTCCTGGTGGTACGCCTCCGTACACTCCTAGCTCTGAAGAGTCGCCTCCGTCGTCTCTACTCAGACAGCATCTTCAATTTAAATATTTCGTAAAAGGTTTGCGCGAAAGTAGCAAGCTTAACCCTATTCGTCGCGAGCGTATGTTTATTGACATGCTCGAGGCGGTACACCCACGAGACGCAGAAATTCTCGTCTCAATGATCAACAAAAAAAGCCCCGTGAAAGGATTAACTAAAACTGTAGTCAAGGAGGCATTTCCAGAGTTAATCTCAGCATGATCATGATCCAAGTAAACTAAAAAAAGGAACATTGCCTATGGTAGAATCCAATCAAATTGAACGCTTGAGGAAAGACTCAAGAGAACTTGGACATTACATTCATAAATTGCAAAAAAGAGGTAAGACAGATATTGCCTACAAGATGGCTAAGAAACAATCGTTTCTAGAAGCCGCAATATCACAAGTCGAAACTCGCTTAAGGGGGTGATCCTTATCTAAGGTGAGCCTCGGCAACGGGGCTCATCACTTTAGATTGGACTACTAGGAAAAACATATGCCGCTGTACACAATGAAGAACACAACCACCGGAGAAGTTAAAGACATGATGATGTCTATCTCTGCGATGGAAGAACTAAGAGCAACTGGTGAATGGACACAGATCATCGGTGCGCCCAATCTTGTTACGCATACAGGTAACATGATCAACAAAACGTCTGACGATTGGAAAAGTCATCTGAAGAATATCAAAAAAGCCTCAGGTAATCGTGTCGAAAATTCGATAAAAGTATGATGACAAATAAACAGCGGAACGAGTCGATGCACATTCGAATCGACGATCTCATTACAATTGATCCTATCACTGAACGCCAAAGAGACGCCTTCAACGCATGGAGAG